GGTTAGTAAATATGGTGAAGAAGATGGGTTAAAAAAATATAAATCATTTTTGAGGTCATCAACATTAGAAACTTATATTATTAAATTTGGTGAAAAGCGTGGTACAGATAAATTCAATAATAAGAAAAAGTCAGGAATATCACTAGAAAAAATGATTGAGAAATATGGTGAAAAAGACGGTACTAATAGATATAATAATTGGTTATCTAAAATTAGGCAAGATTTACCAAATTTTATTAAGAGATATGGTGAAAAAGACGGATTAAAAAAATATAATGAATTTAAAGATAATTGTATTGTTAAAACAAAAATAAAAGAAAACCCCAACTCAAAATATAATAATAGGTTACATAATACTAGATATGAATTTTTTTTAGAAGAAAATAATGGTGATATTAATAAAGCTAAAAAACAATTAATTAAAAGACAAAGAACGAGTGATTTAAAATCTTTCATTAAAAAACACGGCTTAATAGAGGGTGAAAAAAAATATAAATTAGCTAATAAAAAAAAATCTAATAATATTAAGAATTTTATTAGATTATATGGTGATGTTGAAGGTAATAGACGATATTTTAATTATATTAAAAAACTAAAATATATTCATAGTGAAAAATATTATTTAGATAAGTATGGTGAAATAGAAGGTAAAGTTAGGTGGGTAGAATTGATTAATAAAAAAACTAATAATTTTATTAATGGTCAATCTAAAATTGGTGATGAATTTTGTAATAATTTATTTAATGAAATAAAAAAAGATGTTGATGATAAATATTATTTTTCTGAAAATGAATATAAATTCTTTATTCATGATGAAGAATATAAAATAATTCAGCCAGATTTTTTAATTAAAGAAAGTAAAATAGTTGTTGAATTTTATGGTGATTACTGGCATAGAAATCCAGAAATATATAATGATGATATTTCAAAAATAATTAGGGAAAAAGATGAAGAAAGGATAAAAAAAATAGAATCTTTAGGGTATATCATATATATTATATGGGAAAAGGAATATCGTTTAAATAAAATTGGAGTAATAAAAAATTTAAGTAATAAAATAATTAATAAAATAAAATAATGAAGGAAAATAACGAAATAATTGATATTAGTAATGTTAATTACAGTGAATGTGAAATATTAGATATTGTAGATGGATATGATTATACTATGGATTTTGAGGTGGGTGATACACATTACTATACATTAGAAAATGGTTTAGTGAGTCATAATAGTGTGAGTATTCTTACTCAAACTACTTCGGGGTTAGAGCCAGTATTTTCCGTATTCCCTTATTTAAGACGTAAAAAGTTAAACCCTAACGATAAAAACGCTAGAGTAGATTTTACTGATGATAATGGTGACCAATGGCAAGAGTTTTCAGTAACTCATAAACCGCTTATGGATTATATCAAAATCAATAAATTGGATGAAGCAATCACTGAATTAAATGATAAAATGAATAAAACCAAAGCTGAAGAAGAAGATTTAGTTTCTAAAGTGGTGATGTTCATAACCAATAACCCTAATCCGTATAGCAATAGTAGTGCTAATGACATTGATTGGATTGAAAGGGTTAAAATTCAATCAATAATTCAGAAATATACAACCCATTCAATTAGTTCAACAATTAATTTACCTACTGATGTAACTAAAGAGGAAGTTTCTGAAATTTACATCAAAGCTTGGGATATGAATTTGAAGGGTGTTACTATTTATCGTGATGGTTGTAGAACTGGAGTTTTAGTTACTAAAACTGACCCTAAAGAAGATGAAATTGTTTATACAGACGCACCAAAAAGACCTGAAAAATTAGAATGTGAAATTTATCATTCTAAAGTAAAAGGTAAAATTTATACAGTAATAATTGGATTATTAAAAGGTAAAGTTTATGAAGTATTTGCTAGTGATGAAGAAATTGGTAAAGGTTATACTGAAGCTTATAATAAGAAAATTAAATCTGGTCATTATAGTCTTATAACTAGAGGTACTGAAGAAATGATTTATGATAATATCGGTAGCAATATGACTGATGAAGAAGAGATGTTCACAAGAGGGTTATCAGCTGCATTAAGACATGGTATGCATGTTAAATTCGCTGTTGAAATGTGTAACAATGGGAAGGGTGATATCACTTCATTTACAAAGGTTATTGCTAGAACTCTTAAGAGATATATTGAGGATGGAACTTCTTCATCTAAAAAATGTCTTGATTGCGGTGCAGAAAATAGTATTATTTATGAAGAAGGTTGTCAGCGATGTAAAATCTGTGGTAGTTCTAAATGTGGTTAATTTTTAACAGCTTCCCTTATCATTTATGTTAAGGCCAAGAGGTGTAAGTCATATAGAATTAGACTTACACCTCTTTTTTTTGTTTAAAACTTTACTTTTAGATATTTATTAGTAAATAAAGTCATGGCAAATAAGAGTATTAATATTAACTTCCCCTTTAAAGATAGTCCAAAAGGGTTCTTTTTAGATTTAAATACCGTTGATAATAAAGCAATCAAGGCTGATTTATTACATTTAATTCTAACCAATAAGGGTGAACGTTTATATTTACCTGATTTTGGAACCAATTTAAGAAAATATTTATTTAATCCTTATGATGGAATTACTGAAAGTGAGATAAAATCTGAAATTAGTGAAGCCATTAAAAAATACATTCCTAATTTGAAAGTAAATTCAATAACTTTCGAAGAAGCACCTCAAAGTCAATATGGTGCTGTAGTTAAATTAGAGTACACTATCACTGAAGATGTATTCGAAACTCGTGACATGATTATTATTCAGTTATAATTTCATATTTTAAATTACCAGAATCGTAAATCCTATATAAACCTAATTTTTGTGTAATCTCATTTTCTGTTAAGTTTGAATCATAACCCATTTTAACTAATTTATGTTTTTGATATTTAAATCTATTCTCTCTTATTTTTAAAACATCATTAAATAATGTGTAATTAGGTAACGAAGCATGTTTAAATTCAAACCCTAAATTTTTATATAAATTACCAGAACTCCACCTTCTATCAGCATAGGATATAATTGATTTGGGTTTATAAGTTTTAACAAAGTATTTAAATAACTTACTAGCACCACCAATGACTGTAGTATCTAATTTATTACAAAATCTAATTAATTCCCACTCAGAGTTACCAAATATTTTTCTTTTACCAAAAGTCATTAGACTAATTAACTCATCATCATAATATAACCCTAATTTAATTTTAGAATTAACATTACCTTGAATATGGTTATTATCTAAAAATATCTTACTTGTTTTACTATCTATTAATTTTACAATAGTGTTTCTACCATAAATTCTATTCTTACTTAATCCCAATAAATTTTTCAATCTTGATTTAACAATTTCTTTTTTATAAACCCATTCATCTTCGAATAGGTGAATTAATTGAATACCTTTAGATTCACATAATTTAGTTTTATTTAAGTGATATTTTTTATCTTTATATATTTCTGAATGCCAATACAACCCATTAATTTCAATACCTATTTTTTTAGATGGTATGTAAATATCTAATTCTTTACCACCCAATACAGACCTATCATTTTTAATAAAATTTAAATCAATTGATTTAATAAAATCAATAACTTCCATTTCAATTATTGATGTTGAATTGGTACACTTTTTACAACCATAGTTATTTATATGGTATAAGGGTGTTTCTTTTACTAATCCGTGAGTTTTACAAATAATATCAACTTCAGTGGTCAAATCAATATATTTTACTTTAGAATAATCATATTTATTACCATGAATTTTTTTAGCTTTAGTTATAAATGATTTAGTGTCAAATACTCTACCTAAACAACTTAAACAACCTTGACCTTTTGATAAATGATTATTCGGTAATATATCAAACTCACCATGTTTAGGGCAAATAATTGTTATATTAGTTTTAGTGTCAACATATTTTACTTTAGAATAATCATATCTATCACCATGAATTTTTTTAGCTTTAGTTATAAAAATTTTGGTATCTAATTTAGCAGTTCCACCACAATATTTACACCCTTTACCTTTTATATGATTATCAGGTATTTGTTGAAATTCACCATGTTTAGGACAAATTATTATAACTTTATTCTTATTTCCAGAGTATTTTACTTTAGAATAATTATATCTATCACCATGAATTTTTTTAGATTCATTTATAAATTCTTCATTTGTTTTTAATTGAGATAACCCAAATTCTATATTTTTACATTTTGGACAACCTTGATTTCTATTTAAATGGTGCACTGGGGTTTTATAAAATTCACCATGTTTAGGGCAAACTATAATAACTTTATCATTATTTCTAACATACACTACTTTAGAATAATCATATCTATCACCATGAATTTTTTTAGATTCATTTATAAATTTTTTAGTTGTTTTTTTCATACCTATTTAAATATACCATAAATATACTAAAAAATAATTAAAAAACCTAATTTACTTTATTTTTTATAAAAATTATTTATCTTATATTTATAATAAAACAAATTATGAGTAAAGGAATTGCATATTCAAGTAGAAATTTTGCTGATGTAAGAACAGAATTAATAGATTTTGTAAAACAATATTACCCTGATATTTTATCGGATTTCAATGATGCATCTATTGGTATGCTTTTAATTGAGTTAAATGCTGCGGTTAGTGACATGCTTTCAGTAAACACTGATAGAATGTTTCAGGAAACTCAAATTGACTACGCACAACAAAGAAGTTCAGTATTATCAATGGCTAGAACTTTTGGTCTTAAAATTCCAGCTAAAAGGCCATCTATAAGTATCGTAGATTTTTCAGTTACTGTTCCAGTACTTGGAGATTCATTTGATGTTAGATATGCGCCTTTAGTTAGAGTTGGCGCACAAGTAGCTGGTGGTGGTAAAGTGTTTGAAACGATAGATGATATTGATTTCTCAAATCCTTTTACTACAGGTGGTTTACCTAATAGGTTAATAATACCTAATTTAGATAGCAACAATAACATCACCAACTATACATTAACAAAAAGAGAAATAGTTTTAAATGGTATTACTAAAACATTTAAGAAAACAATTTCAACTTCGGATGTAGTACCTTTTTATGAATTGGTATTACCAGATAACGATATTTTATCAATTACTTCAATTATAACGAAAAATGGCACTTCATATTCAACTGAACCAACCATTGATGAATTTTTAAATTTTGATAATAGATGGTTTGAAGTTGATGCTTTAGCTGAAGACACTAAATTTATTGAAGATGTAAATGCTAGTTCAGATAATGCTGGTATTCGACCAGGTAAATGGGTTAGAATTACTAGAAAATTTATAAAAGAATATACAGACAATGGCTTTATAAAAATAATTTTTGGTGGTGGCAGTTCAGATGTGACATCCTTATCAGAATTTAATGTTAATGGTTCATTAACAGATAGAATAGGTGATTTCATCAATAACTTATCATTGGGTGAAACTCTTAAAGCTGGAACAACATTATTTGTGCAGTATAGAGTCGGTGGTGGCTCAAACACAAATTTAGGTTCTAACACAATCACTACAACTAATTTGATTAATATGTTTATTAATGGGCCAATCGATGCAACCAACAATTCAGTTAGGCAATCATTAACAGTTAATAATCCAGTTCCAGCATTAGGTGGTAGAGATGAACCTACAGTTGATGAAATTAGAAATTTAGTTAGATATAATTTCGCTTCACAAAATAGAGCGGTAACAATTAAAGATTATCAAGCTAGAGTTAGTCTTATGCCTGGTGAATTTGGTGTTCCTTTTAGAACTGGTGTCTTTGAAGAACAAAACAAGATATTAATTTATATTCTAGGTTTAGATGGTAGTAGTAAATTAACCAATTCATCAACTAGCACGTTAAAACAAAATATTTCCAATTATTTAGCTGATTATCGAATGTTGAATGATTATGTAGCCATTGCTGATGGCCAAATCGTTAATCTAGGGTTTGAATTTGATTTATTGGTAGAAAAAGATTACCCACAATCACAAATCATTTCAAATGTAATTAATAATGTAAAAGATTTCATGGATATTAATAAACATCATATGGGTGAAAATATCTATTTGGGTCAATTGATTGAAAATGTAAATAATGTTGGTGGGGTAACCAACGTAATAGATATTAGAGTTTTTAACAAAGTAGGTGAAGGAAAATATTCAATGAATGAAATTGAACAACCTTATGTAGATACTACCACAAGACAAATTATGGTTTCAGATGAATACACATTATTCGGAAATCCTAAAAGTATGTTTGAAGTCCGTTTCCCAGAGAAAGATATCCGCATCCGTGTGAAGTAATTTATTTCACACATGATAATTGTTTTTTATAAATTTTTGATATTTATTAATAAATAAAAAAATGAAGTGTAGTGAATGTAGTAATAAAGTGCAAAAATTTGGCAAAGTTAATAATGAACAAAGATATTTTTGTGTTAAATGTAATAAAACATTTTCAAAAAAATCAATTAAAAGGGAAGTAGAACGTAAAGAAAAATATGAAAGAATTAAAAAAATGTATATAGAAGATAATTTATCTACAATTGAAATTGCTAAAATATTAGGTGTTAGTTCCACAGTACCACAGAGAATTATTAAAAAAATGGGAATATCTAAAACAATAAGTGAAGCTAAAAAAGGTAAGGTTAGAATAAGTAAATTACCAGCACAAAAAATAATCAATTTTTATTTAGATGGTGATTCATCAATAGAAATAAGTGAAAAATTAAATATATCTAAAAGGTCAGTATTAAATATTTTAGAAAAACATGGAATTGAAAGAAATAATATTTATGAATATAAACATGATAAGATTGATGAAATTAAAAAATTATATTTAAATGGAAATTCAATGAATAAGGTTAGTGAAAAATTAAATATACCTTATACTACAATTAACACTAATTTACATAAATTGGGTATTGTAAGAACCGAGGATAAATTTAGAATTGGTATTAATTATGAAGAATATTTAGAAGTATTACCAGCTTTTAAAAAATATAGAAGTGATGTTATGAAAATTACAAATAAACAAAAAATATATAAATTGGTTAATTTTGATAGAAGGGGTTTATGCGGTGTTGATGGTGTGTACCAATTAGACCATAAATTTTCAATTTTAGAAGGTTTTAAACAAGGTATTGAACCAGAAATTATTGGTGATATTAAAAATTTAGAATTTATTCCTTGGGAAGAAAATTTAAACAAAGGGTCAAAATGTTCAATAACGGAAAAAGAATTAAGAAAGGGAGTAAAATAAAAAGTTATGGGATGTGGATGTAAAGGTGATAAAGTTTCACCACAAATAGAAAACGAAGAAAAAACTAAATTAACATTAGGTGGTCAATTATTAAAAATACTAACCATAATTTTATTAAGTATTTTGATAATTGTGTTATCACCAATATTACTTATTATTTCTTGGTATATTGCATTTAGAGCGGTATTTAGTGATAATTTTAATATTGTAAATTTCATATTAAAGCATTTTACAATTCTCTATTCTGATAAAGAATTTAATAAAGATGATTTTAATGAGCAAGAATTTAATGAAGACAATTATGAAATTGTTGGTGTAGATGTAATAAAATAAATAAATGTCAAAAAATATAAGAATACGTACAACCCCTAATGGTGGTGATAACCATGTAAAAATTCAATTAAATCAAGATTTTGATTTTCTTGAAATTTTATCTTTAAAAATATCACAAGAAGATGTATACCGTAGTTTTTACTCAGACTATGGTGTTGTTGTTGGGCGTGTTATTATGAATAGTGGTGTTGGTGTACCTAATGCTAGAATTTCGATATTCATCCCACTTACAGATGATGATGCAGCCAACGAGCAAATAGCTCAATTATATCCATATAAAGATTTACAAGATGTTAATTCTGATGGTATTAGATATAACACTTTACCTAAAGATGCTCAAGGTGAATGTCACGTACCTATTGGTACATTCCCAACAAAAAGAGAATTAGTTGATAATGAAGAGCTAATGTCTATTTATGAAAAATATTATAAATACACTACTACAACAAATGATGCTGGTGATTTTATGTTATTTGGAGTTCCAGTTGGAAATCATATTGTGAATGTTGATGTGGATTTATCTGATATTGGTATATTTTCTCAAAGACCTTATGATTTTATAGAGCAAGGAAATCCTGAACGTTTGTTTGATTCCCCAACTAAATTTAGAACTAATACAAATTTAAATAATTTAACGCAAATTAAAAATAGACAAGTAGGTATTAATGTAATACCATTTTGGGGTGAAAAGGAAAGTAATGAAGTTGGAATATCAAGAATTGATGTTGATTTAAATTATAATATTAAACCTAAAGCTATTTTTATGGGCTCTATTTTTGGGGATAATGAAAAAAATAGTGTTAATAAAACTTGTACCCCTAGAAAAAAATTAGGTAGAATTTGTGAAATTAATGAAGGTGAAGGTTCAATTCAAATGTTAAGAAAAAATTTATTTGGACTTAATGAAAGATTTGATGTTGATGGCGGTAGGGTTATAAATGAAAATGGTAGTTGGGCTTATCAAATACCCATGAATTTAGATTATGTGGTTACCAATGAATTTGGTGATTTAGTAAAAACTGAAGATACAACTAGGGGAATTGCGACTAGAGCTAGTGTTCGTTTTAAAATAAATATGGATGAAACTGGTGACGAAGGGCGATTAAGGAGTAGGGCCAAATTTTTAGTACCTCACAACCCATCGACTACAAACGAAATTGATTATTCTTTTGATGAATCAACTCCCGATACGCAATTTACTGATATATATTGGAATAAAATTTATACTGTTAAAAACTTCGTTTCTAGATTTCAAAGCAACGATAATAAACAAAATAGAAATTTTGTTGGTTTTAAAGATGTTGATAATTGTGTTGGGTCTAAATCACCATTACCATTTAATACAATAGATGGGGATTGGAACCCATTGTTTGTTGTGTTATGTATTATTATTGAAATAATCGTAACTTTAGCTAGAATTCTAGCTATTGTTAAAAAAGTTAGGCTACCATGTGACGGCACTAACATTAGAATTAGGGCGAGCTCATCAAAGGGGGCTAGGCAATGGACAAAATGTACGAAATTAAACTTAGCTGAATCATTAAATGTTTATGAAATGGATTTTTATAATGATTGGTTAAATGGGTCGTTATACGCCTATTTATTCAAATATAAACGTAAAAAAAGTGATGAAAAATTCTGTGGTGATGGAGATGGAGATGGAACTAATAAAGTAATAAATAGTAATTCATTTACGCATTATGCTTCACAGGGTGTACAATCAGCTAATGTCACAAAAGGGTTAATTGCTAGTTATGAAGGTGAATTATTTTATAAACCTATGTCACCAGAAGGTTGGAAATTATACCCAACTGATTTACATTTTTTAGGTTCAGTTTTTAATTGTGATTGGCAAGCTAAACCAAAAATTAACCAAAAATTAACTCCAACAACATATGAATTTCCAAGTTGGACAGATGTAAGTTTATTATTTGATTTAACTTGTCTTGGTGGAGTTAAAATCAATCAAAGAAATTCTATAAACATTAGAAGGATGTGTGAGATTGGGGTTGACATTAATGAAAATACTGATAATGAAATTAATGAAGAAGATTTGAAGGATGCGTTAGTTAGAAATCAATTAATGATATTAAATGATGATATTTTTAGAGGTTTAGATGTAACTCAAGTGGATTCATTGTTTACATCAAATGATTATATAGATTATAGATTATATGATTCATCTAAAAGTCTATATCAATCTAATGGCAACTCATTTTATTATTATTTCGGTAGTAAGCCAAATAATACAGCACTTGATTTAATGAATTCAAGGTATTTCACTGATTGTACTAGAATAGTAAAAAGTAATATTACTATTTTAGGTGTTGTTACTAATGTATCAACAATTAATGGTAGTAATGGGTCTATTAATGTTACAGTAAATGGTGGTATACCTGATTATACTTATACATGGTATGATTTAGCTGGTCAAAGGGATGGGAATGGTCAATTATTACCAATAAGTGTTTCAACTGAGTCACCAGACATCGCTAATTTAAGTGGTGGTACATATTATATTATAGTAACGGATGATAATGGTACTGGTACACAAGTTAAAAAAACCTTTATAGTTGAAAATCTTAAACCATTATCCGCTAATATAACAACTATTAATACGAATGCAGCAGGTGCATTCAATGGTAAAATAAAAATTCAATCAATTACGGGTGGTGTTAAACCTTATGATGTGGAAATAACAGGGCCAATATCAACTCCATTGATTTTTAATGACATTTCTTATTCATTATTAGTAGAAGGGTTAAGAGATGGCACATATATAGTTAAAATAACAGATAACACTGGAAGTGTAGTAACATATAGCGTAGTTATAAGTATACCTGATACAATATCAGTCAATTTAATATCAATATCTGACCCAAGTTGTATTGGTTTTGGTGATGGTAGTCTTGTAATTCAAATTAATGGTGGTACGCCAGATTTTAGTGTTCAACTTACTGATGGAGTTTCAACATATCAACCTAATAATACAGGTGATACTATATATACATTTACTAACTTAACACCAAATCCCCAAACATTAACCGTGGTTGATTTATATGGTCAAACATTAACTAGAAATTATACAATAAATGAACCTCTTGAATTAGTTTTAACTTGGGATAGTTTAGGTACAACTTCCAGACGATTTACACTTTCAAATACAATTATTGGTATAGAATATAATTTTGAAGACGATGGTGGTAATATTTTTGAAACAATAGTGGCTACTAGCAATACAATTGTTTTTACTAAAGTACCATTCACTAATGTAACGGGTGTACAAGCTATAAGTCAATATGGTTGTACAAGTAATATTTTATAATATGGAAGATAAAAAATTTAGATTAAATAGTGCATCATCTCAATTGGCAGCCAATGAGGATATTTTTGATAAGATTAATATCGAATCAAAAAGTAATCCAATACCTGTTGGTGAAACCAATAAAGTAATAAATTTAGGTGAACAATTTAATCAAGAAAGACAAAATTCTAAATTATATAGATTAACTGGTACATTTAATACCTTATTTACTAATGTTCTATTTAATACAACTGGGGCGAATAGTTGGACATCATTTAATAGTACTATTTTTAGGGATGGGACTTTTCCACCAGCAGCGATAATTTCATTAAATGATGTTGAAGATTTAACTTATAAAGAAGCGGTTTCTAAATATCTAAAGGAAGAAAACGGTTGGTTTGGTTATTATAATCCAGACCCATCACAAACAACTTTATGTACTTGGGTTGATATGGAGCCTAGACGAGAATTATTCTCAATGGCACCTAGAAGTGGAATTAAGAACTGGGAAGTCACGATAACTTACCCATCACCATTAGGTAATCGAGTTGGTGATTATAACCATCCAATTGTTAAAGATGGTGGTTTATTGTTAATCGATGTTTCTATCTCAATTATTGGTAATAGAAGTATGTTAACATTCGCAACACCAGTTAAACATAATTTAGTTCAAGGTGATAGTATTAAATTAAAAGGGTTAAGGTTAGCTAGTAATAGTGGTGCCTTAAGCCCTTATAATGGTGAATATAGTGTAATTAGATTAGGTAAAGATAATGGTGATGATATGAACTATTATTTTAGTGTCGATATTGGTGAATTGGTTTCAATAGATACTAATTCAAGAATGACTAGGTTAGTGAATGGTAACCCATCGGAATATTATTTTAGGGTTTTTAAAAAAATTAACACAAAAGTTGGTGTTATAGAAAATGACGATTATGAAATATATCCGTTAGCGTTTGGACAAACTATTTATGAAGATAAATCATATCAATTTGTATTTAATGAAGATATTGACATAACATCATTAACAGATAATAGAGGGAGGCCGTTAAGTGAAATATATATAACTATAATTAAAACAGATAGTGATAATATTTTCACATCCGTAAAATCAGGAGTTAAAATGCCATTTTTCACCGATAATAATGCGGGAATCTCTGATATAAATAGAATTACAAATAATTTGTCAACAACTCACAATCCTTTACCTGATTCAGATGGTGGTGTTGTAATAGATGATGAAAATTTTTATGGTGATGTTGCTGAATATAATATATTAGGTTCCAAGGAAATTATTTTAGGTGAAGTCTACCACAGATTTAATTCAATAAAGAGAGAAATTAATGCGGCTATTGGCACCGACTCTTTAGGTGTTAGATATGAAGGTTATATGTATAAACCACACCATAAAATTAAAATAAGAGAATACTCAAATTATATTGAGCAAGGAACTTATAATACTTTAGATAGGCCAACTTATTCAGATACTCTTGGTGATGGAAGATATTTTTGGAGAGACTTACTAGATATTGGGTTAAATGACACTAAAAAAACTTATTTAGACTACCCATTTTTAAATGGTTGTCATTACATAAATAGTTCAATTACATTACCGTTGTTTAGACAGGACCCATTTGGGTTTTATGGTTTGAGGTGGGATGGTTTTTCACCAGATAGACAAGGTATTTTAATGGAAGATAAATTAATAATTAAAACCTCACAAGATGTCTGTTAATAAGTTTAAAATAAGATTAGTTGATTTCGAAAATACTGATAAATTAAAAATTCCGTTATCATTAGATTTCAATTCAGTAGACCAAGCTGAAATAGTTAACAGAGATTTTATTTCGGTTGAAACTGAAAAGGCTATAAATCCAATTGTTGACTATGAGAGGGTTAGGTTTACACCTAAATTAAATAACGGTAATCTAGTTCAAGATTTAATATTTAAATTAAATTTTCTATTAGATGATTCATACCTATCTCCAACTTATTATGGTAATATTGGATTTACTGATGATGACATACAATTTAGAAAAAATAGATTTTTAAATTCATTTTTAAAGTTAAGTTTTTATGATTCAGATATTCCAACCAATCAAAATTTAGTATCATATATTACCATTTATTCTAAAATTACATCGCTTGATATAATAGAATTCACAGATGAATTTGGTAATGTGCGAGTTGGTTCAGGATTACCTGTAAATGCAAATGAATTTTTAGTTAGATTTATATTAAATAACCCAGTAACAAAACCCGAAGGTTTCGCTGAAGGATTTTATATTTATCACTATAAAAGTGATGTTAATTCTACCACACCAACAGCTTTATATATGAGGGCTGAATTTAATAATGCGTCAACAGGTAAAAGCACTAAATTTATTACAACAAATGAATTATTAGATATTAATTCAGTAATTAAAAAATTACATGTAAGGTATTTATTAACAAGGAACGCTACTGGTTATTATTACACGATAGATAATTCTTATAATAATGCGTCAAATATCAATGAAACAACCACTGGCCTTAATGTAGACTTATACGAAATAAGAGTTGAATAATGGAAATAATTAAAAGAAAAATATTATTTAGTGAATTGCAAGATAAGATTTATCTTAAAATTCCATTATATCAAAATATTGATAATATGGGGTTAAGAACTGATATGCCTTATGGTAGTAATGTAATCACTGAATCAGTTAGTAATTATTTTAAACAAGGTGGTATTATTATTAGTGCTTCAGATTCTAAATTATCTCAATTAAAATCTTATGATGAAACTGAACAATATAAAATTGATTTTAATATTAAAAGAGAAAATTATGTAAATTATCAAGGTAACCCGATTATAGGTGTTGATAGAGTGACAAATATTGATGGTGAAACCATTACATATGTTTTTGATACAGTTAGAGATTCTTTTATTGGTACCACAGGACAAACAACAGGGATTTTATATCAAGATAACCCAATTAATGGAGTGGATATCCCAGAAGAATTAGATGGTGATATAACAAAAACACGAGTACAATATCAAAGCGAAGGTTGGAATGAAACCAACACTTCAATAGAGGCTCAAATTCAAGAAGAATATTTATTAGGCATTATTAGTGCACCAGAAGTTGAAAGTGATGTATTTATAGATAGAAGCACATTTAGTGTGTTGGATAAACATTTAAGATTATCTGAAGTAGAAAGTCTAGACCATTTATCTAGATACGGTAACGGATTTTATAATATTAATAGAGATTAAAAAATGGTAAATCAATATACAATGAAAAAATATAATAATAATGAAATAAATGAAATTATTTTATTATATGATGGTGGTATGTCATTCACAATGATTGGTAAAAAATTAAATAGGCAAAAAAACACAATAAAAAAAATATTAATTGAAAATGGTGTTTGGGTTGATGGTAGAGACATTAATTTAAAGAAGTTTAATAGTATCGAGATAGAAAAAGTGATTTCTTTATATAACCAAGGGTTATCGGCAACTAAAATAAGTAAAATCTATGATATTAGTAGACCAAAAATAGTTAGGTTGTTAAAAGATAATGGGATTAACGTTAAGAGTTTTAGTGATGGTAAAAAAATAAATTTATGTGAAGATAAAAAACGTGACATAAAGGATTTATATTTAAATGAAGGTAAAAATACTTACGAAATAGCAGAAATGGTGCAATTAACTCAAGGTTTTATTTCTAAACACATATTTGATAATGGTTACATAAGAAATAAAAGCCAAGCAATTTCTATAGCACGAAAAGGTAAGAAAGCTTCTGTAGAAGCTAAGAGAAATATGAAAATAGCACAAATGAAATTAGCTAGAAGTGGAAAAAGAAAACAAACGGGTGGTTATTGTAAATTTCACAAAGTTCACGGTTTAAGATACCAAGGTACTTATGAAAAAAAAATATATAGAATACCTTAAAAATAAAAATAATAAGTTACCTAATAACACAAATTCGATAAATACTCCACATGGGGTTTATTATCCAGATTTTGAATATGATGATAAATTTATAGAAATAAAATCTTCATATACTTATGATGTGTTGTTAGGTAAAATACCGAGTAGGTTTAATGGTAAATATGATTTTAAGCAAATCAAAAAAATTAAATGGGTTAATGAAAATGTTAAACCAGTTGATGTTATTATAGTTAGTCGAAATGGTAATAAATTAATTAAAAAAGATATAAAAAAATGAGCGGAAATTACGGGACAGTTAGACCAGCCGATGTATCATTAGATGATATTGAAGTTTTCTTGCATTACACCCCATCTAGAAATCAAATAGGTGACACTACATTAACGAAATTAAACACGAATGATGTTTTATCACAAATGAATAACCCAAATAATACAGGTTCTGTAGAAATTTTTGGTGGAATGTATACATTAACTTTATCTAAAACAGTTTTTAGTGAAAAGGGTATATATACCATCTCAATCAAGCCAATTGAGATTAGAACTACTATTTTAGATTGTGGTGTATTAGCCGCTAAGTCAGATGTTAAAGGGTTGATATTTGATACGGCATCAGCTAATTTAAGTGGTCAGTTCTCATCAAGATTTAGAAATAACGGTTTAGTTGGGTATAGAGTGGAATATTTAAGCAATGATAACGCTGATGGTGATGTTAAAGTTAGGAATTTCTTTAGAATAATCACATCAAATAACAGGGTGGATGTAGTTAACCAAAATTTAACCAATACAAATCAAAAAGCTGTGAGATATAATTTTAATGATAATTCTACTTTAGTTTTTTGTACAGTAACCCCAAGTTCAAGTTCTAGTGTAAAACCTAATGTATTGCCATTTATAGGTGAGCCTAATCAAGATGTAATTATAACTAATACTTTTTTTAACCCAATTCAAATTGAGATTGAAATGGTTGAGCATGATATAGAAACAATAGCATATGGTATATATGGACCACAAAGCAAGTCAATGGAAGATGGTGTTTTCACGAATTATACATTTGATAAACAAATTTATAAACAATATAATTTATTTGAAATTAAAGACCAATTTACTGGTGAGCCTTTATTTGAAATAAGAGAACCTAAAACAAATATTGATTTTAGCAAAGATTTTGATAATATCAGTAATGTGTAATTATAAATTAACTGAATAAAATAGTAATGTTAAATGAAATTATATGAGTCGTATTAAAGTAGTAGGTTATGCTAAAAAAGAAGTTTTTGGCAATGGAATAGAGTATAGAAATTTCTCACCAGATTTAGTTGGAAATCAATTTGGTGCAGCTGAAGGTACCCCTATTTTTACTTCTGGAAGTTTTAATATATCAACAAATATTGATAGTAAGGTTGATAAAAACTTTGTTACTAATAATTTCACTAATTTTTTATCTTTAGAAACATTAAATTTAGACTCAACACTAGAAAGTGTTATTACTAAATACTCTAAAAACGCAAAACTTAATTTAGATTATAATGACGCTTTAACATTTGCGTTTTTTGGGTCATTAAGAGAATATATTAGAGTTTCTTTAGAAAATATAATAATAAAATGGCCAGCATCGTTATACATTAGAGAAGTTGATGAAACTGACCCTTCATTAACAGGTAACACTGTAACTGATTATATATATAACCCATCATCAAATTCAAGTACGTTTAATATTGATACAGCTAGAATAGAAAATAAATTCAGTATAAATTTTCTAAGTGGTGGTACAATCGAAAATACATTTAATGAGAGTAATACGTTAAGAAATTTAGTTTTAAATTATAGTAGTTATGTAATTTCAACGTCAGGTGGAACATACCCGATAATAAGTTTATCTGGAGCTTCAGCTTTAACAAACTCAATTATTTCAGTGGCAGTAAATGGGAATCCATTCCCTGATTCTGGAACTACCATAATAAATTACCATATAAAACCTAACGACACTAGAATTGAAGAATTTTTCTTCAATATAAATGAGTTTGAGAATAATTTACTAAACCGTTTAACGATTCCATTATACACTAGTAGTTTTAAAGTTTACAATGAAAGTCAAACTGGTGATATTATTGAAACTATTAAAAAATTAACATGGCCAATATCAGATGGGTATAATATTGATTTTAATTCGATATCGTATGTTAATTTTGTAAATCAATTATTAAATATAGCGGACATCAACGATAATTCAAAATCTAATTTAATGGTTAGATTCTTGGTATCTACATCTATTTCAGAATTCGATAGTATTGCTGATATTAATGGCACATACCCAGATTCAAATGGCCAAAAAATGACCAGTACTCTTAAAATTTATGGTAGAGAATTTGATGAGATTAAAAAATATTCGGATGGTATTAGATTTGCTAATACGGTTACTTATGATAAGAAAAATAACACACCTGATGCAGTGCTTAAAAACCTCGCAAGAATATTAGGTTGGGAATTAACTTCTTCTATATCACAAGTTGACGTGTTAGGTAATTTTTTATCATTAAATAATAGTTATTATGATGGTCATTCTAGAGGTTATAGCGATGCTGAATCTGAAATTGAATTATGGAGAAGAGTTGTTCTAAATACACCTTGGCTTTGGAAATCTAAAGGTACTAGGAAGGCGATTGAATTCTTATTTAAATTCATAGGTGCTCCAGATGGTTTAGTGGCCTTTAATGAGTACCTATACGTTGCTGATAAACCAGTAAATGTTGAGTTGGTAACTGAAATGATGAACCATTTCAATAATACCACTGATATTTCAACAATACACATCGATTCTGAAGGGTATCCAAAAGTATTTCCTGATACACCAGACATGTATTTCCAAAAAGCTGGTTTATGGTATAGACAAACAGGTGGCCCTGCGCCAGATATAGATATTTTAGCTGGAAATAACCCACATATCGGGCCTTATGATGGTGGCCAAGCATATATAGACCAATTTAGAGGTTGTTTAGTACCTAATTATAGTGCTACTACCGCTGAAGAAGTAAATATTGATGCTGAAATCAATTTATTTACTAATTATGCAAATGGAACATTCGATGAATGCTGTGATGCTGATGTTTTAGTGGTACTTGACACTGACCATGATTTTGATTCAATATTAACAACAAACTTAAATCAAATATATGATAATAATCCAGTTAATGAAACTGGGTGTACTATAACAAATATTTGGACCTTAACAGCGTCATTAACTGGTGAAACATTCCATACTTATATATTCCCTGTGACTGGTTCTACTGCAATAACGCAAGGTGAATATGTTACTGGATTGTTTTCTATAGCTGAATCACCTTTAAGTGCATCAACATTAAGTGGTGCTACATATACTAGTGGTGATACAACATTTACAATTACAGGTCCAAACGGTTGTGATAGTGAATTATTAAACACCTATTTTAAAATCCAATTATGTCTTGATTCAACTTATGATTGTATTGATTTAACCCCATTAAGTGCTTTAACGGCATTTAATGTTAGTTTGCAAACAGATGACGCATGTAATCCAGTGGCTGCTTTACCTTTAATAAGGACTTATTATCATAATGGTAGCGGTATATTACCAACATTTGGTGATACAGTATATTCAGATATAAATGGAATAAACACTGTAAGTCATTCAGCTGCAACTCAAGTTTATATGGGTGGTAATTATACTAGCGTAGCTAATTGGTTACAAACAAACACTAGTGGTGTCAGAGAAGTAATAATTTGCCCAGTAATTACTTGTGATGTAGACGTTAAGATACTTACTAATATAAATACTGGGGTTAAATCATTCACTATTGATGGCCTTACCGCCACAACTTACGCTACAATTACGTTTAATTTAAGTAATGTGGTTAAAAGTCCAGAAACAAAGTTAAGAATAGCAATATCTAATTCATCTTACATTTTTACTTTAAATCCAACAAATACGGTGCATACATTAACTAATATTCCATTAACCCCTAATTCAGAGTATAATGGCGTTTACGATTTCTTTATAACACCAGTAATAACAGCAACTGGAGCTGCAAGTGGTAAGGTAACCATGCATTTAGATTCATTGAATTCAGGTTCTCAATGTGTTGGTGTTACATCTAAATCAATAGATTTAAGTATTAATAATTTACAATAATGAGTATAACAGGGAGAACAAATACATGTCAAATTTTAACTAACACACCATTTGTGTTATCAGGGTTATCACAAACCAATCTATCAACTATTAATATAACTGATGTAAATGGTTTAGATGTTTCTCAATGCTTTGGTATTACATCAAAAATAGTTACTGTATCAGGCACTAATGTTATTTTAAGCGGTGATTGTAATACTAGTTTAGAAATTAATATAACAGAAGGTGTTACGAATCCAGTTGAATGTTTGTATACTGCTGTTACACAACAACAAAATGGTATACTTTTATTTAATTTTGTTGATGGGACAATTTCAGATAATATTCACCCAGAATGTTGTACAGCGTTAGAAGGTTTCCCTGAAATAGGACCTAAAAATTATTATATTTGTAGAACAGTACCAGAAATATGTATTGAATGCTGTTCAGCTTACACACCAACAAATACATTTGAGGGTCTATACCAAATATTTGATTTTGTAACTGGTGGTACCGTAACTACAGTTCCTAGTGCGCAATGTTGTTATGATTATGGATTTGTTGAAAGTATCGTAGGTGACCAAATTAAATGTATTGAATATGTGACGCCTGACCCATGTGAAGGATTAATAATTGTTGAGCCAGTACCACAGTATGGTGACATTACTTTCGTAAATCCATCAACTAACGTTCAAACTACTTTGGTACCAACAGCTGAATGTTGTACTTCATTAGGTTATAGTTATGCTATTAGTGGAACTAAATTTACATGTTTCAATTCAATAGCTTCACCACCAACGGTAATTATAACAAACGACTCATGTTGTTTACAGACTCAAATAACTTATTATTATGCTTTCGCTAGAGAATGCACCGATAGTGCTAGAGTAAGTGATGGTGTATTAGGTGATGTGGTAGTTAGAACTACAACAAATATAACAAATTGGAGTCATATTTTAATTCCTAGATATTTTGGAGATACAGGAGCTGTTTTTGAATTTTATGCGGGATTAACAACTAAAGATAATTATGATAATAATGCTGGGGATTACCCATCTATTGATTTGGATACAATAACAGGCGTTGAAGAAAGAACCTCATGTTCTAATTAAATAATATAAAAATATGTGTGTAATAAATATATCATTAAACCCAACTACACCAGCTGGTACAACGATAACTAACAGAAATGGTAGGTATAGGAAAGTTGGTACGACAACATGGACTAATTTTACCATATCATCAAACTCTTATACACTTAATGTAAATGATTTAGGTCAATATGAATTACAAGTTAATGTAACTAACAGTCTAGGTGTTGTTAGCTCTTGGGCTTCAAGCACATTTTCGGTAACAACTGATTGTGGTGCAACAACTACTACTGCCACTACGGTCACTAATTCTGGTATTTTTAATAATGGAACAACACTTACACATAGTCATGTTTTACCATCAGCAGACCCAGCTTCTACAATAAAAACTGGTACTTTAACGGTAACAGGTAGTAAAACATATAAAATTACTGTCAAAAATAATTTTAATTATAATAATCTAGGTACAGGTAGTTTAAAATTAGAAAGAAATGGTGGCACTATTTTAGGTACAATAACAGTATCTACAGATGGTACTTCTAATACAAAAACATCAGTTAGTAGTTTAGTGGTGCCAGCTGGAACTTATACTTATACATTAACTTCTTGGTTAGATATCATACCATCAGCCACATCTGGTGCAGTAACAGTTAATATTATAGAAGCATAAAAAGAAATATAGATATTTATTAAAAAAGCATAATGGAAGTAACAAACTGTACAGATATTAACGGAGTCGCATTAAATGAAGTTCAATTTAATGTAGATGGTACTGTTGTTGGGATAATTGATAACAATGGGGTTCCAGCAACAAGTAAACTTAGTTATGATTGCTGTATAGCTCAAGGATATACATTTGACCCAAATGATGCAAAATGTTATTGGGCACCTAGTTGTTTGAGTGGTGGTACATTTAATATAGTATTAGACCCAGAAGGTAATACAGGTGCGTTATTCCAAGTTGATGATATTGAACAAACATTATGTCATTTAGAAATTAGTTTTAAGTTTTTATTGAAAATTGATTGCGAAAGTATACCAGTAGATGGTTTACGAGACCTATTAGAAACACTTAAATTAACGGTTAATCTTGATAAAGTTATTTATAATGAAGCTTTACCTATACCTAATAATTTGCAAAATGTATCATCACAAGATTTATTCAATATAACAGATATTTTCAATTTTTTAAGCGGAAACACAAACACAGGTATATTATTAAATGGTAATTGTGATTATGTAATTACAAATTTTTTAAATTCATTATCACCAAATCAAAGCGTTGTAAATGAATTCTCACTTAATTCAGATTGGTTAGAATTTAAGATGGTGGTTGATAATCCACCTATATTACAATCAATTTTTAATGAAAGACTTAAGGTTTCAATAACAGGTAATCAATTAAAGAATTTTTCCATATTACTTGATGATGTGCAATTAAATAGAGTATGTGATGTACCAACACCACCTAAAGCATTTAATGAAGCATGCCCTCAATTTGAATTAAAACGAATTATTGATAATAAAAAATCTTGGGTTAAAAATACTGAATTAGAATTAAGGCAATTTGATTTAGAAAGAAGAATAACTACCTACAATATAAACCATGAAAACCTATCAATCAACACAAAGGAAGTTGATTTAGCAATTAACCCAGCACAAGCAATTGAAAATGATGTGGTTAATACAGTGGTTAATAACGATTGTATATTAGGGCCGCTTACTGGAGTTACTGGTGCAACAAGTCATGAATATATTGATTTAAGACCTTTAATTACAACTGAAGTTATTAATAATGACGATTTAATTTCGATGCTAATTGACGTTAAAAATAGGAAAACTATTAATGGTTATCCAACATTAGATTTAGTTTATTATAGATACCTAAATGCTGATGTACGTTGTAGTGGTTCTACCAGCAATACACTAAATTCAGATTCAATAAATCAATTCATTGAGTTAATTGGTACATATTGGTTAGATTTATTAGAACAAATAGTTCCAGCAACAACAATTTGGGGTTCATCATTAACCAATAGTGATTCTGGTGTATTTAATGGTGGTGGAAGTGGAACCAATAAATTTGTTTATAGAAAAGGCACAACATTATTTTGTAATGCAATAAATTATTCAGTACCTAGCCCAGTTTCAGGTGGAACAGTTTATTATGATGTAGTGACAGAAGATATAACAGATACTACAACTATCACTACAACTACTTGTAATTTAATAGCCGTTAGACAGTTGAATTATGGTTCAGAATTTATAGGCACCGTTAATATAATAGGCGATGGTGAAGGTCCTGTTACAGGTGATACAATTTCAATAACTGAAACAATTGAAGATTCTTGTAATTTATACGAAACTTGTTAGAGTTTAAAGCTAAGTAATTTCAAACCTTTCTTATCAATTTTCAAGTATTTTAATCTAAATTTTTATATTTATATAAAAAGTAACTGATGAGTATAGAATCCATTTACAATAAAATAAATAACATTACTGATGGCGGTAGGAATACTGCCGCTGAAATGAGAGCTGTTTTAAGTGATATAACAGAACAATTTTCAGCTACAACCGCATTTTCAGGTACTACAGATAACGTACCAGAAGGTAGTGGTAATTTATATTATACTGACACTAGAGTTGACGCCAAATTACTTGATTATTCATTAACTGGTCATACACATAATTTATCTGAATTAAATAATGACGTAGGATATTTAACTGGTGCAACAAGTACAGCTGATGATTATGTAACAGGTTCTACTTTCAATACAACCACTGGGTTATTAGAATTTACTAGATTATCTGGTGATACTTTTAACGTTAACCTTGATGGTAGATACCTAACAGGTTATACCCCAACTGTAAATACTGATGATTACATAACTTCAGCCACTTTCAATTCATCAACTGGCGAAGTAACACTTACAAGAGTTTCAGGTGGAACTGTTGTAACTAATTTAGATAATAGATATTCATTAACTGGCCATACTCATACTGATTATGTATTAAATAGTTATTTTAATACTCACACTGGTGATACAAGCGTTCATTACACTAAATCATCAATAAATTTATCTGATTTAGGTGCAACTGGCCACACACATACAGTATCTAATATAACAGACTTCCCAACAAATTTAAGTTATTTTACAAATGATAGTGGTTATTTAACTGGTGCAACAAATACAACTGATTTTATTAGTCATACAGGTGATACTACAATACATTATGCGATGAGTGGTATTAGTATTAATGAATCTCAAATATCAGATTTAGGGTCATATACAGATGATACAAACTTAAATGCGCATACAGGTGATACAAGTATACATTTCACCAAATCTTCAATAAATTTATCTGATTTAGGCTCAAGTGCACATACACATACTGAATATTCATTAATTGGTCATAATCATGATATATCTGAAATAACTGGGTTTACTGATAATTCAACTAATTGGAACACTGCTTATAGTGATTCAATAACTGGTGTTACAGTAACAGGTTCTGGGACTAAAACTCTTACATTAACTCAAAGAGATGGTAGTACAATAGTAACTAATTTCACTGATTTACAAGGCTCAGGTGGTGGAACTGGTGAGGAAATAACTGGCGCAACATTTAACCTATCAACTGGTGATTTAACCCTTATAACAAACTCAGGTAGTACGATAATAGCTAGTTTAGATGGTAGGTATGCTTTTGATTCTCAATTCATAACACATACTGGTGATACAACAATACATTTTACAAAAGGTAGTATTAATTTATCAGACCTAGCTTCAACTGGTCATACACACAATTTATCATTATTAAATAATGATATTGGATTTATAACTGGGTATACAGACACAAATGATAATATATATGTTACGGGTTCAACATTTAACACTGGTAACGGTGTATTAACCTTTTCAAATATTTCAGGTGGAACATTTACGGTTGATTTAGATGGAAGATACCTTACAGGTTATACTGAGACATCAAATACAGACGATTACGTAAGCTCTGCTGCATTTAATACAACAAATGGTATACTAACCTTAACTAGAATTTCAGGTGGCACAGTGACTGTTGATTTGGATGATAGATATAGCCTTACAGGCCATACTCATACAGCATCACAAATAACAGATTTTAGTGATGCGGTAACTGGAAATACAGCGGTTTTAGCTAATACTGATAAAATATCTTATACAGACGCTACATTAGTTGCTAACACAGCAAGTGGTTTAGTGAGTCATACTGGTGATACAAGTATTCACTTTACAAAAGGTTCAATTAACCTTAGTGATTTAGGTGCAACTGGTCATACACATAGTGAATATACTTTAAATGCTGTATTGAATAGTCATACTGGTGACACTTCTATTCATTATACAAAAGGGTCAATTAATCTTAGTGATTTAGGCTCATCAGCACATACACATACCGTATCTAATATAAGCGATTTCCCAACAAATGTAAGCTCATTTACAAATGATTCAGGATATATAACTGGATTCACAGATACAAATAATAACGATTATGTAACAAGTGGAGCTTTTGATACTGGAAATGGTAATTTAACACTTACTAGAGTTTCAGGTGGAACAGTTGTCACTAATTTAGATAATAGATACAGCCTTACAGGACATACACACTCTATTTACGCTTTAGACAGTGAGTTTACTAGTCATACTGGTGATACATCTATTCATTACGCTAAAAATACAATTAATTTAAGTGAATTAGGTTCTTCAGCTCATACACACGCTATAAGTGAATTAAGCGATTTCCCTACAAATGTAAGTTCATTCACAAATGATGCGGGCTATTTAACTGGTTATACTGACACAAATGTATATTTAACTGGAGCAACCGTAACTGGTACAACAACCAAATCTATTAATTTATTCCAAAGTGATGGTAGTTTGGTTCAAGCTAGTTTTACAGATTTACAAGGCTCAGGCGGTGGTGGTGACACTATAACTGGAGTTACATTTAATACATCAACTGGTGATTTAGATTTAGTAAGTACAGGTAGTACAATTACAGCTAATTTAGATGGAAGATATTCATTAACTGGTCATACACATAGTGAATATACCTTAGATTCAATATTCAATTCACATACTGGTGATACAAGCATTCATTTTACAAAAGGTAGTATTAATTTATCTGATTTAGGTAGTTCAGCACATACTCATACTATAAGTAACATAACAGACTTCCCAACCAACGTAAGTTATTTTACTAATGATAGTGGGTATTTAACTGGTTATACAGATACAAATGAGTATATTACTGATGGTACGTTTAATACATCAACTGGTAATTTAGACCTTATAACCAATTCAGGTACTACAATTACAGCTAATTTAGATGGAAGGTATTTGGACCTTTCAGCAGCAACAACTATAGTTGAAACATTAGTGGCGACTGGTGGTGAAACACAATGGGTTTTATCATCAACACCATCAAGTGGGTATTCTCGTACTCTGTTTAATGAAAATATTTACTTGGTTGAAAATGTTGATTGGTCCTTATCAGGTAATACCATAATATTCTCAGGAAGTTCATCACCTTTAATTTCTGGCGATGTAATTACATTTTATTATCATGATGTTAGCGCACCATTAGCTCAGTTAAATACATATGGTAGAGTTTTTGAAGATAGCGCACTTTCAGGGACTACAGATATAGATTGGGGTAGTTATGAAACATTTGTTTATACTCTATCAGGGGCAACTGTGTTTAGTGACATAAATCTACCATCAAATGGTAAAAGTAAAACAATAACAGTATATATGACAGGTAATTTTGCGCCAACATACCCGTCAGGCTGGAGTACATATATTAATGGTACATACAATGGGCTTGTTTTAAATACCATTGTGGTTGAATATGTAGCATCAAGCACCCCATTTTATAAAGTAATGATAACACAACCCGATTAAATTATGGTAGGAATTATAATAACACAAGAATTAAAAGATTTAAACATCGAATTGTTTAAAAATAACACAGTAAATAGCATCAGAATATTTTCAACAATACCTTCATCATTTTACTCAATAACATATTTTAATGGAAGTAGAACTGATGGTTATCACACATTAGATACTTCTATACATCAAGCTGATGGGTTTTATGAAGTAATAATACCAGTTTATGATAGTAGTATAGAAAAGCTCGGTGATATATTTTTTAGTCAGAGTAGTTTTACATATCCAGTAATAAGTAAAACAGAAATTGAAATTCAAAATGAAATATTAGCAACTTCAGATGAAAATAAACAAAATTTAATTAGAATTAAAACTGAAAAACTAATAATAACAAATGCACAAACTTATGATGATACGACAGCATTAGATAATTTTGGTTTATTTCCAATGTGGAAATATCCATTTGATTACCCTTTAGCTTATAAATGTCAAGATTTTAGTGGTACAACATTAAATCTTTACAAATGTGTACAAGCACATACAAGTCAAGCAGATTGGCGTCCAAAAGATGTTCCAGCGTTATTCACCAAAGTGGCTTATCCAGGTCAAATTCCTGTTTGGGTACAACCAACTGGAGCACAAGACGCCTATAATATTGGGGACCGAGTATATTATCCAACTGCTAATGATAGTGTATATGAAAGTTTAATAAATGCTAACGTTTGGAGTCCAACAGGATATCCAGCTGGATGGCAATTAATACCGTAAGTTATGAGTAAGAAAAAAATGTTATTAAATCCAACAATTGGAACTACTACTGATAGTTTGATGTTGTCTGCTGGCAACTTACAATTAAATCCTAATGATTTTACTGTTTATCCTTGGACTAGACCTTCAACAATAGTTACTCCAAATGTATTTGAAGGAAATACTATAAATGACGCACATAAATTGTCAGCGAGCATAAGCACATCTCAGCATGAATTGACTTCTTCTTCATCGCCTGTAATTGTTGGAAATATTTATGAATTTGTGGTTTTTGCAAAAGCAAACGAGTATGGTTATGTATCAGTAAACTGCGGATTTACAACATTTAGTGGTTGGAAAGTTGCTTCGTTTAACCTTTTTACTGGAACAGTAAATGGGGGCAACATGTCTAATATGACTATAGAGTCAAAAGGTAACGGATGGTACAGGTGTTCTGCTAGAGCAACTTGCACAAACAGCGGAAATACATCTTTTGGCATGAAACTAAGTGACAACGCATCTCAAGATTCGCAAGGGCCATTTTTTACAGGAGATGGTATTAGCGGAATTCAAATATGGGGTGCCGAATATTTTCAAGTATAAAAATGAAACCAACCCTATTAAGCAACGAGAACCTATGGTGCGGTTATTTTTTAACCTATGCGCAAAAACGAGAATTGTTAAACCAAACACCATGTACAGGAACCCCAGATTGTACATGTCCAGTAAAAGATTTATCAACAAATTGTTCTATATATAGCTAGTACGGGTGATTTAAAACAAGTAATATAACTATTTATAATAAATGATAGACGCTAGACACTTAAGACCTAATTTAACACCATCAAAATTGTTAGATTTACCCCAACATTTTGGTTGGGGTTTAAGTGCTTTTGATATGACACCAACGTCTGGGTTTGTTGAAACAGATATAATACCAAATAGATTTACATGTTCTGAAGTTAGAATATCGTTAACAAGTGGTGATACTAGCAGTATCGTTAGTGTTGATATTTATAGAAATGGAACTTCAATATTTGAAGTTCCAGTATCAATTGATATATCAGGCACAACAAGTGTTGGTTCGACAGCACCATACCTTTTTAATCTTAGTGCGTCAACTTTTAATTTTTTAGAGAATGATAGAATATATTTTTATGTATCAGGGGCAACTAATTGCTTAGGCTTAAAAGTTAAATTAATTGGTAATAGAATAATATAAATAATGATAGATAGTAAACATTTAAAACCGAATATACCTTCATCTAAATTCATTGAAATGCCCCAAGAATTTGGATGGGCGTTATCGTCTGCATTTGGGGTACCTACATCTGGGTTAACCGTTTCAGATAGGTTACCAAATGGTTTTGAATGTTCTGAAATAAAATTAACATTAACTAGCGGTGATACCAGTGGTATAGTATCAGTTGATATCCATAAAAATGGAACTTCTATATTTGAAGTTCCAGTATCAATTGATGTATCAGGTACAACTAGCGTTGGAGCAACCACACCATTTTTATTTACAAGTAGTGCAACTACTACAACCTTTTTAGATAATAATGAAGTTAAATTTTATGTTAGTGGCGCAACAGATTGTTTAGGGTTGAAAATTAAATTAATTGGTAATAGAATAATATAAATAATGATAGATAACGTACATTTAGAAGCAAATATACCTTCATCCAAATTACTTGAGATACCTCAAGAATTTGCGTGGGGTTTAAGTGACGATTTATCTACACCAACCAGTGGGTTGACTGAAGTGGATAGAATGGTTGGTAATTTTAGTTGTTCTGATGTTAGATTAAATTTAACAAGTGGTGATACTTCTTCTATTATTAGTATTGATATCCATAAAAATGGAACTTCTATATTTGAAGTTCCAGTATCAATTGATGTATCAGGTACAACTAGCGTTGGAGCAACCACACCATTTTTATTTACAAGTAGTGCAACTACTACAACCTTTTTAGATAATAATGAAGTTAAATTTTATGTTAGTGGTGCAACAGATTGTTTAGGGTTAAAGGTTAGAATGATTGGTAATAAAATAATAAATGGCTAAGTAGATAAGTATAAAGATGAGTTTAATAATAAATACATACAAGAGTTTTCCAAAAAATATTAACATTAATATTAATATTAATATTGATACCTTGTCATTGATTTATACCATTGAAATTGTGGGAGTTGTAATTTATTCAAACCCAAATGTAGATGTAAATACTTTAGAATTAACATATACAGCTTTAGACGCAACCGTTATTATCAATACAACAGTATTGATTGATACATTAGAATTAATATATTCTGTTGAAACAGTTGAAACAGTTGTAGTAATTACAGACCCAATACAAATGATTTCTGGGTTGATAGTTGATTTGAATAGTGCAAATATACTTAATGCTTCAGGTGATACAGCAACTGAAGGTCAAGAAATATACAATTGGGTTAATGCGGTAAATGATAATGGTGTGACAGGTGCAACTCAATATAGAACTGGTAGATACCCAATTATGCAAACAGTTAATGGTAATAAAGAAGTTAAATTTAATGGTAGCACTACTTTTTTAGAATTTGAAGTTGTACCCGATTTACATTTTGAAACTACCGATAGTTGGACTGTGTTATTTTTATTGGGTAGTGTAGTTGGTAATGGACCAATGTACCATAAAGGTGGTTCTGGTAACAGGCATATAGGAATATTTAATTTTAGTGTGTTTACATCATATACTTATCATCAATCAAATCAGCTAACCTCTAATTTATTAGCTAATGAGGTTGGTGCAGTTGACCATAATGGTGGTACAAGGCAAATGCGTATTTTTAGGGAGAATGTAACTGAATTAGATTATACAAATCTTAGTACTGTAACAAATACGCAAAATACCTTAATTGGTTGTAGACAAAATAATAGTGCTGATAACACTTCTTGGGCATTCTTTTATGGAGGTTCAATTAGAAGATTGTTAGTTTTTAATAGAGTGTTAACACCTGAAGAGAGAACAACCATATATAACGAATTAAAGGGCAGTTTATAGTAAAGTATTATCAGCTTCTGAAATAACTGATATTATAAATACTCATAGGGTAAATTAAAACATAGATTGGTAAACTAAACATTTACTTTACCTATTTATAAAACGGAGCATAAAACCCATTCATCGCTTTAGCGTGGATGGGCAGTTCACAATGTATAATAAATAAATAAATAAAACGAAAATGGCAAATGCAATTTACAACTCTTTTAAGAGAGACATCCAAAATGGAACTATCAATTTAACAGCTGATACCATTAATGTGATGTTAGTTACGAGTACTTACACTCCTAACATTGATACGCACACAAAGCGTTCAGATATAACAAACGAAGTTTCAGGTTCTGGATATACTTCTGGCGGTACTTCTTTAGTAACAACTGTAGTTAGTGCTGACACAACAAATGACAAAGGTGTTTTTGATGCCGATGACGTTTCTTGGACAGGCTCAACAATTACAGCAAGAGGTGCAGTTCTTTACAAATCTAGAGGTGGCGCAGCATCAGATGATGAATTAATCGCTTATTTAGATTTTGTAACGGATAAGGTATCAAGCGGTGGTAATTTTAATCTAGTATTTAACGTTAATGGTATATTGACTCTGGCGTAAATAATAAATGTTGTTATTATTTAATAACGTATATTTATAAATAAAGGAATATGCCAATATTATTAAAGAAAATAGATGGAAGTATACTATCATTAATTGGGCCTGATGGTGCTGATTACATAGGTAGTGTAATATTCATACAAAGTATTGTAGGTGAACTTGGTGTAGAAGATTACATCAAATTAACAGCATTGGAAGCTCTAACACAAGACTTTGGAAGTGTTGGCGATGCTGAATATTATGAAACAACACCAGTTTTATTTGGTCCTAACACATGCTCTAGTTATACAAATTTAAATTTATCGTTTTAATGAGATATCAAGAAAGAACATATATACAAACACCAATCAGTTGCGTTAGAAATAAGGTAATCAATATTGTTAGCATGAGTTCAGATTTATGTGAATTCAATGAACCCACATATGTAATGACTGGTGCTACAAATATATTTAGTGCTGATACGAGTGGTAATACAATTATGATAACAGGTGCTACAAGCTCTGATGATTATATTCATATTATTGATAGTGGAACCACATTTGATTTATCATTCGCATTTACTGGCAATGTGGAAACTTTCATTAATACTGATGCTTCATTTAAATATAACATTTATCGTTATACCCCAAATACTAACGTATTTACAACGCCAGCAATTTTTTCATCTGGCCCTATTGAGTGGTCAACCTTTAGCGCATCAACTGGGTTTACTGATAGTTTATTAGAAAGTGAATTTGTTGTTGATGGTCAATATATAATAAAAGGTAGTTACGAATTTACGTCTTGCACTGATTATTTATTTGAATTAGGTGATACCAAAGATACAACTTTACCATTGGTTGGGGATTATTATAATATATATAACTCTAATTTTGATAATTATTTTGCTTTAATAAGCAAAGCTATAAAACCAATTTTTAGTTCAACCCCAACAGACCCAACTAGTATAGGTACGTTAATTGTTGAATCAACAATATTTGATGGTGTTGATGTACCCGTAGTTGATGAAGTAACCACGGAAAATACATGGGTTGGAAATGTAATAGTGTCATTAAATGGTATTACATTAGCTGAAGATGAAGATTTTACTACCGTAGACGACACAATATTTTTTGGGGCACCGATAAGTTTAGATGACGTAGTAACTGTAGCGTATGTTAATAGTGGAACTGGCAATGGCCTTACTTCTGAATCATTTATTGTAACAGCACCAATAGCTTCGGGTGCAACCGATGGTGAGGGTACTAATATATATTATTACAATACTGACATAAATAAAATTGAGATTTATATGTTAACGGAACCAGTAATTTTTAATGATGTTATAGTAACACTTAACGGTGTTACATTAGCTAATGGAGTTGACTATTATCAATCAACGGCAAACCCTAAGAGGATAATACTTAATGGTCTTATATACGATACGGATGTAATGACTATTTCATATAATGCATATGCTGGTATTTCTGGAATTATTTATACTAACATTTTTGATATCTACTGGGGTGTAGACCCAGCACCAATAAATATCAATGGGTTATTTACCGCTTTGGTAGCAACTGACAATTCATTTTCTGCTGGAACTGTAGTATATAGTGCGACAACACCTTATGTTGCAAATGAGAGTACGTATTCAGTTAATATTAATTTAAGTGGTTATACTGGAACAACAGTGGTATATAAAGTAATAAACCAAAAAGACTTTACATTAATCAACGGTGATGTAATTTCAACAATAACAGATAGTGATATTATACCAATAACACTTCAATTATAAAAAAAATAAAATAATTTATTGATTTATTTATATTTATAAGTAAGATACATATACAACAGAAACGTTATGAGTTATATAATTAAAAGTACATCACCCTTTGCTAGTACAAAGTTAACCGAAACAGGTAGAGAAAAAATTGCCAGAGGACAATTAAATTTCACTAGTTGGTCTATTGGTGACTCTGAAATTAATTATGTTAGAGAAGGAGAAATTCAAGATGCAGTTATAACTGGCACTACCAGTAAAATACTAAGACCTAAAGATAAACAGCCTAATTTAAAATATTTTATTAGTAATTCTTCAGGTACAGCCGCATTTAATTTTGGTTCTGGCGATATTAGATGTATAAAAGCTACAGTGAATAATCAAGCCGCTGAAAGAGGATTTTTTAGTGGTACTTCGTTATATGACTATACAGCAATTACAGGTGAAACTATGTCAAATTATATTAGACTAGTTAGAGAATTACCAGCTACCACACTTGCTGGTGGTACTACATTAAATCTTGGAGCTTCTGATGCCGCTGTAGGTGATGTAATATTATTAAAAATAGGTTATTCTGATTTAACCAACGTAACCCCAACGGCACATTTATGGTTTAAAGTTCAAGCGACTGGTGCTACATCAGTAACAGTAGATAGAGTATTACCTACAATAGGTAGTGATGCAACAATGGCCATTGTTTATAAAGGTGGTGAATTAGATACTTTAGAAGCCCCACAAATTGCTTATTGGGATACAGGTACATTATCATTTGATGCTTCAGGTTGTACAACAACAATGATTGATGTCCCAATTTGGAATATGAACATTCCTTTTGCTGAAAATATTCTTGGAACACCAACAACTGGAACAACTGAAGAATTTAATCGTTATGGTTCATATGATTTAATGGGTGAAAAAAATAATTATTTATATCCATCAACAGATGCTTTCCTTAAATCAGTTGCAATTATACATTATTCAAATAAAACAATTTCAAACCTATATGGTGAGTTTTTACATATAGATGGTATAACAAAAAGCGTTAAATTACATTTACCTACTTTGATGTATCATAGAAGAGATGTATTTACTGGAACTACAGGTGGTGAAATGGGAATGACATTTATTGCTAGTGGTACTTCAGTATCAGTAGGTTCTAATGGTTTATCATATGTTCCATTAATAGAAGATGCGACTTATGTCACTGGCAGTACAGTAACTTCAGTTGGTAGAGTTTATCCAGATTTAAAAATAGTTGTTATAGACAACCCAGAAGTAGTTGCAGCAATTTCGTACAAATCAAATAGAAATTGGACGTTACCAGCGTTAAATTTAGCACTTACAAACGCAACATCAGGACCAACCAATGGTTTATTACCTGTTAATTCAACAATATATGTTACATATGCAGTAGATAATGAAAGTGGAAGTGGAATAACTCCAGCATTACCAAGTCAAAATTTTGCAACAATAACAAATACAACTACATCATCTAAAGACGTATCATTTAATATTGAAGCTACTGATTTATTTCCTTATATGCAAAGTGGTACAACAAGTGGTGGTTTTTATGCTGATACATTTAAAGTGATATATCAAATAACTACCGATGGTGCTAGACCTACATCTGGTAATTGGAAAGTGTTGGATTATACCACATCAGTTGTTGCTGGTGGTGGAATTATGAATCCAGCTGATTTAGAAACACAAAACCCACTAGCGGTTGTTTCAGGTGGAGATATATTACAATTAACAAAAACTAAAGATTTAACTGCACCAATTTATTCAGTTGTGAGTACGTTAACAATGCCAGATAAAACAACACCAGAGATATTACAATTTGGTGATGAAAGGTTCTTTTATGGAAATATAGAATCCTTTATAGGTGCAACAATTTTTAAAACAATTTTTAAAATCTCAATCAATGCTAGTGATTTTACTTCAACAACTAACCTCACTAGGGTTAGTGGTGTAAACCCACCTAATATAAGAGTTAGCGAAGTTGGTGTTTATAACTCTGATGGAGATTTAGTAATAATAAGTAAACTTAGTGTTCCAGTTGAACTAACACCAGGTAAGACAATGATTCTAGAATTATCAATGGATTTTTAAGATATGGGATTTATAGCAAGCGCACAGACAGTAACGATAACAGCCAAATTAACACCTTTTGGTAGACAACAACTATTAACCAATAGTAGTAGCATTATAACACAATTTAGTTTGGGCGATAGTGATGCTAATTATTATGGTACAGCAACTTTAGAAAGAGGTAAGGTACCATCATTAGCGGGTGAAGTAGGTAGTAATAATTTATTTAGCAATGGTGTTTATTCAGGTGTTGGAATAAAATCTCCAATTACAGTTAACTCTACTGGTGTTACAAAAAAGGCTGTTCAAGCTGGTTCTAGTTCTGTCATAATAACTCCTAAATTAATTGGATTAACAGCTCTTACAGATACATTTTTAACACAGTTAACTATTAATAGAACTTTAGGTGCTACTGATGGTAATACTAACCTATTTCATACATTCGGATTACCTATAACACAAGCTGATAAAAACAAATATACTACATTTGTTTCACCAACAGGTTATTTAGATACAGCAATTGCTGGGTTTAATAAAGATTCAGTGTTGGTGATTGCAATTGATAATTGTAGTTATGGTGAAATTTTGGATGGTAAAAATGTTAAAATTGAGATAGAATCTAGTGGTGCCACATCTTATACAGGATATACGACATTCCAAAAAAGTCTTACACCTTTAACAAGCGTTGATTCCCAAGTTAGAGAATTATTAGAGTTAGGTACAGCTATTGGTAATAACGTAGCATTTATATTCTCTGACCAAATACGAAGACCTAATGGTAATGCAGCTAAAAGTTGGGCTACTGGGTTTAATACGGTTAAACCATTTAGCACCAATAATAAAGAATTATTTAATGCTAAATCAGTTCCATCAACAAGTACAAATGTTGATGAAGCGATAGGTATCGCTTATCTAGATAGAGGTATTATTGTTATAACACATCCTGATATTGTAGGTGCTTACGTACCATCTGGAACAACGATAACATATAATAGCATTTCGAATGAAGTTGCTCAAAATATTACATGTATTGTTGAAAGAGGTGAATTCGCTTCAACAAATAATAGAACTTATACTACTGGTGAATCACTTAGAGTTACTGAAGTTGCGTTATATGATACATTTAATAATGTGATAGCATTTGCTAAAAGTAATGAGCATATTCTTATCGGTGCTAATCAATATATGGCATTAGGTGTTAGAATTTTAGTATAAAATATTTACTTATTTTTTTTATTTAGTATATTCCCTTATAAATTTATAATTATGAAGGAAAAACAAGAATTTATCCTTGGTTTAGACGTTTCAACAAAAACCATTGGTATTGCGTTATACGAGAATTTAGGTGAAAAAGGTAAATTAACTGCCTTGACTCACGTTACCCCTAAAATAAAACCACTACCACCTACAAAAACACAAGAATTATTTGAGAAATGTGATATTTTTGATGAACAATGTTTAGATAAATACAAAAGTTTTAATATCACAAGAGTAATAATTGAAGAACCTTTATTAAGGTCTAATAATGTGAATACAGTAGGAACGTTATTACGATTTAATGGTATGATTTCAAGAGCAGTTTATAAAAAATTAGGTGTTGTACCTGATTTTATTTCATCATTTGACTCTAGAAAATATGCCTTTCCTGAATTAATGGCTGTTAGAACTCATAATAAAAAGGGTGAAAAATATCCAGAAAAAGATATAGAAAAGAAAAGTAAATTAAAACAAACAACTCTTTTCGGGGCTTTCGATTGGGATGTTGATAAAAAAACAATTATTTGGGAAAAGGTTGCATATCTATATCCACAAATTACATGGCTATACAATAGGAATCAAGTATTGGCTAAAGAAAATTATGATATGAGTGATAGTGCTACATGTGTACTAGGGTTTATGAGTTTAATTGGTGAGTGGCCAATAGAAAAAAGATAAACGGCAACTAAATCGGCAATCATTGCCGATTTTTTTATTTTGTTTGGTTTTTAATTAAATTTTTAGTATATTTGCATAATGTCAATGATTGTAAATATATTAGAAAACTTCTTAGGAACCCCTCACTCGCATTATGAGAACAAATCTCAAGTGCAGTTTGACTGCCCTATGTGTTCTGCTGAGAAGAATAAATATGAAGGTGATGGTAAAGGTAATCTAGCAATCAACTACGAAAAAGGTGTTTATAAATGTTGGAATTGCTGGGAAAGAAATAATATGCATGGCTCTTTATTATATTTGATAAGAAAATATGGTAATAAACAACACCTTAAAGATTATTTGCTTATCGCACCTAAAATCATTAAAGATAGAAGTAAAGAAGAGAAAGATGATATTCTAATAGATGTAAAATTACCTGAATCTTTTAGAGCTTTTAGTGATAGCACTTCTTATAATACAAATCACAATGATGCATATCGCTATGTTAAGGGTAGAGGAATAGATAATAACATTCTCCATAAATTTAATATAGGTTATACTTGTGATGGTAAACATAAAGATAGAATTGTAATCCCTTCATACGATATTAACGGTGAATTAAATTATTATATTGCTAGGTCATTCAATAAGTGGAATAAAACCAAATATTTAAACCCAGAATCTGATGTTGAAGCCAAAAATAAGAATGAGATTATCTTCAATGAACATAAAGTTAATTGGGATTCAACAATTTATTTAGTGGAAGGTGCCTTCGACCATATCGTAACACCCAATTCAATACCTTTATTAGGTAAATTCATTTCAGATAAATTATTTCATGCGTTACAAACCAAAGCAATGGGTAAAGTTGTTATTGTATTAGATGGTGGTGCTGAGGAAAGAAAAGATATGATACTTTTATATAAAAAGTTAAATACTTTAAATCTATATAATAGAGTTAGAGTTGTTTATCTTGAAGATAAAATGGACTTATCATTAATTTATCAAAAACAAGGGCCTAGAGGTATTTTAAGGAATTTAAGACAGGCTGTGAAACTTAAAGAAAGTCGTCTTTAGAAACTATAATCATCAAATCCTTGATAATCTGAAGTACCAATGTTAAATGAATTCGATTGAAACTGTTTAATTGATATTAAGTTAACACCTTTACCTTTATTTTTTAATGTAATTTCTTTTTCATTAGGGTATTGCATATTATATTTGAAAGTCTCGATTACATCAATATCGTTTTTATTCGCTTTAACTGTTAAAATAAATGGTTGACCTTTACTGTTTAAATGTGGTTCGGTATAATGAGAACCATCTAAATCATTTTTACTAAGAACATAATGAGAACCTAATTGGATTGTGTTTAAATCATTTTTATTTTCTAAAAACACAACTCTATATAAAGTTAAAGTATTCGGTAATTTATTAAACATGTTAATTAGATTTTTAAGGTTTTCTTTATTAACATCTAAATCATCGTGAGCACCATATTTTAAAAACTCATTATAATTAATTCCCTCTTTAACCATACCAATTTCATATTCATCATCATCAACACCTTCGGTATTTGCATGATGATATGTTAATTCTTCATCCACATTATCACCCTTACCCATTATAAAATCTTCATAATACATTTGTAATTGTTTTTCGTTTTGAAAATATTTAACATCATCAGATGGGCTATAATTTACCATTTCCCTACCTTTTATGATAACACCGTCATACCCCATTTTTTGCATTTCACCTTCTATTGTAGAATTTTTAAAAAACGCTCTTTGGTCTGGAAATTTCCCAGTTGAATATTTCATGAATAAATTTCTTTGAGACCATATCTCCCATTCATTTAATGAGTTTACAACTAAAGGTGTTTTAGGTATAGCACCAATTAAGAAATATACAGTCCCGTATTCTTTAGCCAAAGCTCTATTCCCTAAAGGAGTGACATATAACCCTAACCCAAGCATTCCACCACCGCCATTTGCTTGTCCTACATTTTGGACACCTCTAATGGTTACGTTTTTACGTTTCCATTTTAAATACTCCCTGTGGTCATATTCAACTGCCTCATATATATTAAGTAATTTCATTCTACTTTTTCTATTAATTTAATACTATTCGGATTAAACATAATTATATGCTTCTCACCAACCCAATCACTAGGTGGGTCAACAACCAATCCATCATAACCTAATTTAGTCATACTTTTAAGATAACGAAGTGGTGTATGTTGATACCACCCATTTAAAATATTAAAGAATACCCCAGCTTCATCACCAGCTGAAAAAGCAGCTCTTAACGCTTTTTGAAGCCCTTTTTGTGGGTCTTCATCCCAATTTTGTGCTTCCATTTCCCATTCATCTGCATCTTCACCACTCATTTTCATAAGTGTTATAATTTCTTGTTTATTAACTTTATAAGAGGGTGTATCGGTTTCTATGAACCTACCAGTTAATTCAACCTTATATACATTCTTACCGAACATTCTAGCGTTTTCAAAACTTGTGGCGAAATAAATACCTGGCCCATGATGTTGTGTAACACCTTCACCATCTACGAAACTATCTGAAAACTTCTTTATATCATGGTCAGTACCATGATATGCAATAAACGTTTTGGATATTGATTCGGATAAAATATTTTCGTATAAGTTTCTTAATTTCATTATACTTTATTTAGCATAAATTTGGCGTTAGGAAATAAAACTATTTCCCCACTATCACCATTAGGTAAAACACATATAATTGCGTCATACCCTAACTTCATTAATTTTTTTGTTAAAGATTTCCCTTTAGATTTAAATTTATTTGATAATTCATTTTTATATTTAATTAAATTATTATCATTAACATTTATATATAAAGGGTTTTGTAAATAAGCCATTCCTACGGCATAATTTCCAGTTATTTCCCCATCAAAATCTTTTTCAGTAACATAAATTCCACTAGGTTCAACATCTTGACCAAAACGACTTCCCATATATGGAGCCTTTTCTAAATTTTTCATTATCTTTAGTTGAACTGATTCATTTAAAACACTTATATATAAATCGTTTAATTTCATTATACTTTAAATTGTCTATTGGTTGTTGAGAAATTCTTTTTTCTCATGATGGTTTTACTCATAAGTTGAATTTCATTTCTAGACTTATCAACACGTAAAACAAAAGGTACGTTTATATTATTATTTAAATCAATTATAACAGCTTCAGCTTCTTTATTATAATTCTTTAAACCTTGGCCATGTTTTTTGTATAAACGACTGAATGTATTTATCACTTCTTCACCTTCAATTTCTTCACCATTTCTAGGGTCATTGGCTCTATCCAAAAAATGATTGGAAAATTCAATGTCAATATTAAGACTCTTAAACAAATCATCTAAGTAATCTTCAATTTTCTTTAACCCAGAATTACTGATGTATTCATTCACTACGGATTCAAATATATTACTTAATTTCATAATAACCAATTCTTTTTAATAAATATTTGTTTTTATAGTAAAAATTTAGTATAATTGCGTAAAATGATAATATATGGTAAAAGAATTTGTTGGCCCAGTTTATTTGGAGCCAATTGAACATGTTTATATTCATAGACAAACAGGTAAACGTTATGGTTCAGTAACCCAAATGTTAGGCTCAATTGAGCATGAATTTGAAACTGAATTGGTTGCAGAAAGAATATCAATGCAGCGAGATGACGACCCTAAGAAGAATCCTGATTACCATGGTATGACCATGGAACAAATTTTAGATTATTGGCAATACTTGAATGATAGTGCCAACGAATACGGAACATATGTTCATGAAACAGTTGAAACGTATCTTTTAAAACAAAAATGGTGGTATCCAACAGATGAGTTGCAGAAAGCTGTTATAAAGGCGTATAATGAATTAGAAGTTGATGAAGGTAAGTGTGTATACCCAGAGCGAATTATGTTTTCGGAAAAATATAGTCTAGCGGGGACTGCCGATTTAAAAATTGATATTGATGATGAATGGTTTGATATTGGAGATTGGAAAGGGTTACCAATTGATACCCCAATATTCACTAATAATGGATGGAAAACTATGGGTAGTGTATCATATGGTGATAAAGTTTATGACATGGATGGTAATCTATGTGATATATTACATTTTTCTGGGGTAAAAAATAAAGATTGTTTTGAAATTGAATTTGATAATGGTGAAATAATTATCGCAGATTACGAACATAGATGGTTAATATCTTTTATGCGTGATGGTAATTTTACTGATAAAGTTATGACTACTGATGAACTATTCGACTATACCACTGAATTAAATAAAAGTAATAAAAGATGGTCGCATAAAATACCTAAAATTAAGATAACCAAACCGTTAAATAATCCGAATATCACATTACCCTTAGACCCTTATTTGTTAGGTGTATGGTTAGGTGATGGGCATAAAACTGACACCAAGATAACTAATATGAATAAAAAAATGTGGTTAGAATTGGAAAGACGTGGTTATGAATTAGGTGGTGATGTAAGCCAAGGTGGTTCTGGTAAAGCTCAAACTAGAACAGTTTTAAATGTGAGTAATATATTTAATGAATTAAATTTAATTCAAAATAAGCATATACCAGATATATTTTTAATGGCATCACATGAACAACGGCTTGATTTATTGCGTGGGTTTATGGATACCGATGGTCATTATAATTCATCACGTAAAAGATTTGTTATGTCAACAACTAGAGAGTGGCAAGCAAATGAATTTAATAAATTAGTATCATCATTAGGTATTAAAACAACAGTAATTAGGTATAAGAAAAAAGCTATGGGTAAAATTATTAATGTAATTGATATTTGTTTTAGTACTAACAATTTAAACCCATTTTTAACTAGAGATGATTTAAAAATTGAATATACTAAGATAAATAATAAAACGTTTAAAAATATTGTTTCAGTTAAAAAAGTGAAATCAGTACCAACTAGATGTATTGAAGTTGATAGCCCAAGTAGTACTTTTTTATATGGCTATAATTTTGGTGTAACACATAACACTAATAAAAGGTTTGAGTTTTATAGCCCATTTGGTCAAACACTTAAAAAACCTTTCAACCATTTACAACAATGTCATCATTCAACATATAGTTTACAGTTAAGTGTGTACGCTAAAATGTGTGAGGAAGAAACTGGAATGAAATGTAGACAAATATGGATAGGATATTGGAGTAGGGAAACTGAAAAGTTTACTAGAATCCCAATTACATATCTTAAACACGAAGCAACACAACTATTGGAGCTTCACAAATATAATAAAGAAATAGCTACTTAATTATGGTAAAGAAAATAATACATTGCGCTGATTATTGAGTTATTGTTTTAAATTTTTTATATTTTCTATCTAAACCTATATTATCATAATTTTTGTATATATACTCACCTAATTTAATAATTCCATCTTTATTGGTTATTCTTAAGTAAGATGAGGATGATTTTAAATTTTTATTTCTTTTTATTTTATAATTGATTTGTAATTCATCACATAAAGATTCGAAATAACCCCAATCTTGTTCATATGTTGACGCTAAAGCAAATTGTCTTAATGTTGAGCCTAATTTTGGTTTATAATAATAAAAACAACCATCACCATCAATTAACCCTCGAAACCAATAATGTTTTAATTTATTCATTCTAAGTCATTCATATTAAATAAATATGAAAAAAACATGAAAAAAACTTGTTAAAGTTTTAAAAATGTAGTATAATTGCCTTAAATATATAAAATATGGCAGTACTTAAGGTAATTCATTGCGCAGACATACATATCAGAACATTTAGAATGCATGAAGAGTATAAAGAAGCTTTTCAAAAGTTTATCGATGAAGTAAAAGATTACTGCAAAGACTTTGATTATGAAGAAATTAGAATTGCGGTAGTTGGTGATTTGGTTCACCAGAAAATTACAATATCCAATGAACAATTAATACTTAGTTGTTGGTTTCTTAATGAGTTATCAAAAATAGGTAAAGTTGTTATCGTTGCTGGTAACCATGACTTATTAGAAAACAACCGAGATAGGGTTGATAGTATTTCCCCAATGATTCAATTATTGGATAATGAAAATATAGCTTATTATAAAGAAAGTAAATGTTATACCGATGAAAACATTGTTTGGTGCAATTATTCGATTTTTGAAGAGAACTCTAGACCTGACATTGAGAGGTACGTAGTTGATAATCAACCAGATGAAGAAGTTACTTTTGTTGGGTTATATCATGCACCACTTGTTGGCGCATCTACCGATATTGGGTATGAGTTTAGTGAAGGTACAACGTTAGAGCATTTCGAAGGGTGTGATATGGTATTGTTAGGCGACATTCATAAAAGACAAGCGTTTGATTATAAAGGAACCCCAATAGCTTACCCATCATCACTTATTCAACAGAATTTTGGTGAAACGGTAAGTAAACATGGTTATTTAATTTGGGATGTTGAATCTAGAACGTATATTGAAAGGGATATAACAACAAGATACGGTTTTTATCAATTTAAAATAAAATCATTGGATGATATTGAAAACGAAAATGAAATTTTAACAAATGAATAAATTTTAACAAATAAATAAATTTTAACAAATAAATAAATTTTAACAAATGAATAAATGTGAAATTACTGAAAAATGGAAGAATCTAGGGTTTTTAGATGGGTTATCTTTATCTGATAAACAAAACTTTGAGTTAGCTCAAGCAATGGAATATGCGGCTAAAATTTTAATACGTGATGGTAAGAAATGTAATCGAAAATATAACGATAAAGTAGATATAATAACATTCCCAATATTGAGGTTATTGATAGATAAACATGAGATGAGTAAACCGTTTATTCTACATTTGTTAGAAAAACTTAAAAAATTAACTGAAAGTTCGGTTTATGATGGTATTGAAGATTTACATCCTAGTACTGGAGTAGACCCCGAAGTTGAATTAATAAGACTTTTTGTAGAATTACATTATGGAAAATAATATGCGCACAAAAAAAAGATTATGATGATTATATCTTTATCATAAATCAACGAGTTGATAAAATTAGAGGTTCAATAGCTACTTTACATGAATATGAATGGATTGCTAGATTAACTTACGAACAGTGGTTAAAATACTTAAAAGGTGATTTAAAAATTAATGACCCATTAGATGTTACTGATGTTATTCGTTCTAGAGAATTTAGATATTATTTTAATGTTGGTGAAATAGTGAAATTGGATTTTACGGTTATGACTAAAGAACAAAAAGAGTTTTATAAAGATTTAGAAGGTATGCATGCTGTTGTAACTAAATGTTGGTCTGATTTACATGCTTTTTCTTGTGGTTCTAGTTATGACCATGAATTAAGGTTTGAAAACGGTGTTGAATCACCTATAAAACCACTAAAATATTGCCCACATACATTTGAACCTCCTTTATGGCGTGTCCGAACTTATATGATAATAGGTGTAAGTGAAGATGAGAAGAAATACTATAAAAAAGAATTTGAAAATAGAACCCCAAATCAAAAACTTTGGTGGTACGTTACACCTAATAGTTGGTTAAATGATAAATAAAGAACTTTTAAAGGAAATAGAAGCGTATTGTGAACTTAACGAATTGGAAGTCCCTAAAACGCTAAATGAGGCACTTAGAAGCGGTTTTACGATACTTAAGTATGGAATGGGTCCGAATACAGCTAAACCTAAAGAAAGGGTCATAGAGGTCATTAAAGAGGTTATTAAAGAAGTGCCTGTCGAAGTAATAAAAGAGGTTGAAGTCATAAAGGAGGTTCCAGTTGATAGAATTGTGGAGATTATAAAAGAAATTGAAGTAATAAAGGAAGTGCCAGTTGATAGGGAAGTGATAAAAGAGGTCGCTGTTGATAGAGAAGTCATAAAAGAAGTCCCAGTAGAAAAAAGTATTAACATTAATGTTGATGGCCATAAAATAAGTTATATGGAATACATTGACCAATTGAATGTTACTATAAGTGAATTAGAAGTTAATAAAAAGAAAACATCCAAAGAATTATTGGATATTAATAATAAAGCTGATAACCTTCAAAAAGAATTATCAGACTATAAATCCAGATTAGATAAATGCCTTAAAGAGAAGGCATCTGGGTTAGATTTATACGGAGAATAATGAATAAAAAAATAGTAGTACCAGAGAATGCTAGAGTAAAAGTTTATTGGGATGATAGGCCTGAGAACTATTCTAGACAAGCTAAATTAAATGTAGGAAATTACTTTAGTAAAAAATATGGGATAAGTAAAAATAACATAAATGTAGTTTACAGACCTGTTAAAATTGGTAAAAATGGTGAAGTGATAGAAATTAGCGGTGCTGGAATTGAAAATATTCTAGATAGAAACTATCAACTTGAATTAATGAAAGAATGGTTTAAGCGTGAAAAGAAAACCATAGATTTTAACCGTATTATTGATTTAGATAAAAAAGTTAATGACGCACTAGATAATCAAAGTGAGATTATTAACAATAGGTCTTGGGAATTAAAATGGTTATTCATTGATAATTTCCTATGTTTCGGTGAAAAAAACTTCGTATCATTTGGCAGATTAAAAGGGCTTAATATTGTAACTTCAGAACCAGCAAATCAAGGTGGTAAATGCTTACGTGGTGATTCTAAAATTAAAATTAATTTTAGTGTTGATAAAATAATAGAAAAGTTAGGGTTTTTACCAGAAGAATTAAAGTAATTTAAGCAGCTCTTTACCTTTTTGATTAAATGGTTATATTTATTTATAAATATTTAATCATGGGTAAAGTTTATAGATTTAATGAAAATGAAATAAAAGATATTATTAAAATGTATGTGGAAGATTTTGAATCAACAAATAATGTCGCTAAAAAATATAAAGTTGATAGTAGTGTCATATCTAAAAGATTAATAGATAATAACATTATTTTAGCTAAAGGTTCTGCGTATTCTGAACAATATTGGTTAGATAGGGGTATGGATAAAACTGATATTAAAAATCATATTAAAACATTAAGACCAGTAAATAAAGAATATTGGTTAAAGTTAGGTTATACCGAAGAAGAAAGTATATTACAAATAGAAGGTCAAAAATTGGTTTCAGAAAGAGGTTGTGTTGCTAGGTATGGCAAAATTGAGGGTAAACGTATTTGGAAAGAAAGGGAAGATAAAAGAAGTAAAAATGGTAAAAAAGGCTCTACAAGTTTAGAATATTGGATTAATAAAGGGTATTCAGAAAAAGAGGCTAAAATTAAGCGAAGTGAAAGGCAAAAAACGTTTTCAAAAAAAAAATGTATCGAAAAATATGGTAAAAAAGAAGGTTTAATTATTTTTACTGAAAGACAATGTAAATGGCAAAAAACGTTATATAAAAATGGGAAATTAAAATCTGGGTATTCGGGTATTTCACAAGAATTATTTTTTGAAATAATTAAATATGTTGATGATACTAAATTATTAAATCAAATATTTTTTGCTGAAAAAGGTGGTGAGTATGTAATGGATAGTGAATATGGATTTTATAGGTTTGATTATGTAGACACCAAAAATAAAAAAATTGTTGAATATAATGGTGACCAATATCATGGGAACCCAAATAAATACATTGCTGAAGACACACCGCATCCATTTAGAAAAGATATAACAGCACAAGAAATGTGGGATAATGATAAACGAAAAATAGATTTGGCTAAAGAAAATGGGTTTGATGTATTAATAATTTGGGACTCGGAATATAGGTTAGGTAATAAACAAGATATAATAAATAAATGTATAAAATTTTTAAATTACAATAAATGATTAAAGAAATAGAGATAGGTAAATTAAACGATTTATTGAAAAAATACCCACAATTATTACCCAATGATTTCCAAGTTGATACACCATATGGTTTTCATGATATTGAATGGTGTGGTATAACTGAGGAAAATGCTGAAGTTTATCGATGTGAATTAGAGGATGGTAAATATGTTGAAGGGGCTGATTATCATAGATTAAAAAAAGAAGATGGTAAATTTACAACATTAAAGGGTATTGAAGTTGGAACTCCAATACAAATAATTGGGGGTAAAACATCTAATGTTAAATCCATTGAATTATTAGAAAAACGTGATACCTTATATGATATTCAAGTAGCAAAAGTTCAACAATATTATTCAAATGATATGGTATCACATAACACAACTTTCAGTGTTGACGCCATTAAATTTTTATTATTTGGTAGAACTACAAAGACTGATAAAAATGAGCAAATATTTAACACTTACACTGATAAAAATACGTTGGTAGTAAGAGGTATGTTTGAAATTGAAGGTCAAGAAACTATTATTGAACGTAAATTAAGTCGTAGTGCTAAAAAATCTGGTGGTTGGACTGTAGTTAATAAAGTTAATTATTATAAACTACTCCCTGATGGTGAAGAGGTTTTATTAAATGATGAAGATTCCAAAAAAACAAGTGAAGTAATAAAAGATAATATTGGTGATGAAACTGATTTTGATATCACTATATTAGCTACCGCTAGAAACTTAGAAGATTTAGTTGATGCCAAACCAACTGAAAGTGGTAGGTTGTTAACTAAATTTATTGGGTTAGAAGTTATTGAAAATAAAGAAATCATTGCCAAACAAATGAATTCAGATTTTAATAAGACTAAAAAGGGTAATCACTATAACGTAGTTTCCCTATTAACGGATAACACAACCAATGAAGAAAATATTAAATTATATTCTGACCATTTAAAAACCCATAAAGAAAATCTATCAGTTGTTGAAAGTACGATAGGTAAATTAGATAATGAGAAAGACCGTTTATTAAATAGTAAATTAAAAGTTGATGTTGAAATTTCTCAGTTAAATCCAGAAACGATTCAAACAGAAATTGACCGTATAACAGATAGGGGTTTAGAGTTTAAAGAAAGAATCAAAGAATATGAAGCTAAAATCAAAGAAATTGCAAATATTTCATATGATGAATATTTATACGATGAATTAGAGAAGAAAAGTAGAGATTTAACAATTAAGATTGGTGGGTTAGAAAATGATGTAGTACAATTTGGTAAGGTTATTGCTGATTTAGAGAATAGCGAAATTTGTCAAGCCTGTAAACGGCCATTAGATGATGTAGATAATTCACAATCAATAGCTGATTATAAAGCAAAGATTGGTAGTACTAGAGTCTCAATTGAAGCGTTAAAAATAGATTTGGCTGAAATCGATGGTTCTATATCTAAAATGAAGGAAAATAGAGAAATCGTAGATAGAAGAAATAGATTAGAACTGGAGAAAGATAAGGCTGAAGTTGAGATTGGTTCTTTAAGAAATAAAATGATGGATAAGAAAGCCGATTTGAAAAAATACAAGGCTAATGAAGAAGCTATCAAAACCAATATTAATATTGAGGCTGACATATCGGCAGTAAAAACCAACTTAATTGTTGAGAATAGACAAAAAGATGATGTAAATCAAAAAATTTATTCTACACAAACAGCAATTACAGCGGCTGAACAACAAATCATCATGAATGATAAGATGATTAAAACACTTAAGAAAGAAGAAGAAATTGAAAAGGTGTTTAAAGTTTATCTAGAGATGGTTGGTAAAAAAGGTATTAGTAAATTAGTCTTAAGGTCAGTTTTACCAATTATCAATTCGGAATTACATAGATTATTAGATGAAGTTTGTGATTTTGAAATTGAATTAGTTATAAATAGTAGAAATGAGGTTGAATATAATCTAATAAAAAGTGATGTGATTAAATCACTTAAATCTGGTAGTGGTTTAGAAAGAACTATAGCTAGTTTAGCATTAAGATGTGTATTAGGTAAGATATCACATTTACCAACACCAAATTTTATTACGTTTGATGAAGTGTTGGGTAAAGTTGCCGCAGTTAATATAGAAGCGTTAAAACCTATGTTTGAGAAAATTACGGACATGTTTGATATAGTATTTTTCATATCACACAATGATTTAGTTAGAGATTGGGGTGATAATGTGATAACAATTAAGAAAGTTAACGACATTTCATCGATTAAAGTATAAAAAACTTGTTTTACCAGGTAAATTATAGTATAATTGCACAAAAAATTAAATGAACGATAGAAAATATTGTATAGTGGTTTTAGATAACACGGCTGGTGTTGAAAAGGATTTGGGGTTAATAATCTCTAATCCTATTAATATTGTTAATAGTCAAAGTGAAACTGTTGCGATAGCTACATTTGAATCACCTTTAAGTCCAGCTAGGATTAAGAAGGCTTTGAATGTGGGTAATCGTAGAAGTTTCTTTGTGTTTGAGTTAAACGCTAAAACATGCTCAGCGCATGTTGACGAAGAAGACTTACATGTGTTTTTGTTTAGGGATTTGGATATTGAATCAGAGATAGTTATCGAAGATGAAAATAGGGAATTCCTTGAGGAATATAAAGTTGCCAATTTACCGTTTAAATACGATGAAGAAGCTTTATTAGCTCTAAACGAGGAAGAAAGAGAATTGTTGATAGATAAACTATTAAGTAATGCAAGAAACCTCACGAATAACCAAAAGAAGACTTTAAGTTTTCTAGCGAGTTTATAAATGAGTAATGAAAGAACACATAATAACGGATAGGAGTGATACGCTTACTAAATATTTTAAAGATATAAATAAATCAGATTTATTAACAGTTGAAGAAGAAACCAACATAGCTAATAGAATTCAAAATGGTGATAAAGAAGCTATTGATGAATTAGTTAAAGCAAATTTAAAATTTGTAATTAGTGTGGCTAAAGAATTTCAAGGGTTAGGATTACCGCTACCAGATTTGATTAGTGAAGGTAATTTAGGTTTAATGAAAGCTTCAACTAGATTTGACCCTACTAGGGGGTTTAGATTTATATCTTATGCTGTATATTGGATTAAACAATCCATAATGCAAAGCTTGAATGAAAATTCAAGAATGATTAGATTACCAGCTAATATTATCCATAAAATAGGTCAATTAAATAAAAAAACATCTGAAGAATTTTCAAAAGAAAAAGCTGAGGACGAAGAAACCGTATATCCAACTTGCGTATCATTAAACACAACATTAAATTCACAAATGGGTGAATCTTTTAGTACTGAGTTAAGTGATATGATAATTGATGATAGCGTTGATAAATTAGATGTTTTAGAACATGAAACTGAAAGATTAAAACGAGCCGTTAATAATACACTTAATTGTTTAGATGAACGTGAGCGTGGTATTATTGAATGTTACTTCGGGTTAAATACGCATTGTGAACCAATGACATTAGAAGCTATTGGTGATAGATATGATTTAACCAAAGAGAGAATTAGACAGATTAAAGAAAAGGCTATTAGACGCTTAAGACATAACAACATGGAGTTGTATTCTTTGATTAATTCATAAACTACCATATTTATATAAAAATAAAATTATGAAAATACATTTTGGATATTTAGTGGGGTTAGCAGCATTAGCAATAGGTGGTTGTGCGGCTTTTTTCTCAGTTTATGGAATAAGTCAATTATTTGCTGGGGCTTTTACAGCTGTAGTAATAATGGCATCGTCATTAGAATTTGGGAAACTAGTATTAGCTAGTCACCTACAAAGATATTGGAAAAAGATAAATAAGATAAGACGAACTTACCTATCAACTTTAGTTATATTTCTTATGATAATAACTTCAGCTGGTATTTACGGATTACTATCATCAGCATATCAAAAAACATACACGAGTTATACAATAATGGATAATGAGGTTTCTTTTTTAAAGCAAAAAGAAGAATTCTTTCAATCAGATATAGATAGATACGAAAAAGATATAGCTCAAATAAATGATAATATTGGTACTCTTTCAGGGGCTAAAGTATCTAGTTTACAATATAAGGATAAACAAAGTGGTGAAATTATAAACTCAATATCAACAACAGAGCTTAGGGTTGCTCAAGCTAGAATAGCTACAGAAGAAGCTAACAAAAAAGAATTAGAAGCTAAGCGAATTGTAGCGATTGATAGCCTTAATACATATAAAACTAAAATATTAATTTTACAGAATAATACAGATATTTCTGGTGAATTAGGGCCATTGATTTATTTAAAAGATTTAACAGGTTTACCTATGGATAAGGTTGTTAATTTTTTCATAATTTTATTGGTATTTGTATTTGACCCATTAGCAATTATGCTAGTGTTAGAAGCTAATAGAATATTTGAAGATAAACGAAATGAACGTGAAGGAAAAGAAAATAAACCTTCCGATACCATTACTTTGTCAACTGGCGAAGTTTTTGATGTTGTTAAAAAAAATGACGCTGTAAATGACGCTGTAAAGCAAGAACCTAAAGTAAGTATGTTGAGTAGTATGAGTAATTTATTTTCAAGAAAAGCAAAGGCACCTGAACCAGAAGTAAATGTTGAATCAGAAGTGAGGATTGAACCACCTAAAACGGTTGCAACACCAATCGGTGCTCGCACTGTTTTACAAAGTGGTTTTAGTACTGCAATTCCTGAACCTAAAATTACAGAGGCTGAGTCAGCACCTGAACCTGAGCCAGCATCACAACCTAAACCAGAAGTAGCTAAAACCCAAATAACTTCAGTTAAGCCAGATGGAATTAGTGATGAAGATATAAATAAGATTAGACAAAACCAAAATAGGAATTTTAGTAGAAGTATTCCAGCAAGACGTGGATATTAATAAAGAATATAGGTTAAAAGAGACTTCTTATTTTAAACAAAAATTTAGGAAAACCCAAATTGTGATTGGTAATACATCCAATAAGGGTATGACCCATTTTGATATTTGGAATAGAAAAATAAGTGGTAAATATAAAGGTACTAGTCCATATACAATAGGGTTAAATGGTATTGTATATGAACATTATGACCCAATTTATTATTCTTCATTCGTAAAAGATACAAATCTTGATAAAAAGATAATTTCCATTGTTTTAGAGAACGAAGGTTGGGTAACCAAGGATTTTAATAAAAAAAAGTATATTATGTGGGATGGGGATATTTATAATAGGATGGACCCATTAGTTGAACGTAAATGGAGAGGTAAATTACGATGGGCACCATATTCTGAAAAACAATTGGACAGTTTAGTATTATTATGTAATAAACTTACAGATGATTTTAAAATTCCGAAGGTTGTTTCTTCAGATAATATAATAATAAATGAAATTACATCTAAAGATGGTATATTTTATCGAGGTAATTACTCTAAAAATTTTTTAGACGTATCACCCGCATTTGATTTTAATTACTTAAAGACCAAAATAGAAGAATAATGGAAAGATTAGACGAACAAGATATCACTAAAAAAATGTTATCTACAATTAGAAAGAGAACTCTAATAAATGAAGCGAATAATTCAAATGCTGATGAAGAAGAATTAACTTCAGCTGAATTAAGTGAGCAACAAACCAATTTTAGGGATACTGTATCACCTAGAGTTAATTTTACAGGATTCAAAGTATATCCTAAGAATAAAAATGTAGTATTTTCAGGTAAATTTGAAAATATGGGTGGTTTAGAATGGGAATTCACATTAGAAGATACCAACGGGCTATACATTACAGCCAATAACGTACCATTCAGCGATGATACGATAGAAATGATTAAAAAACTTAAAGGTTTCTATGATAATTGGGCTGATGAATGGGCGCAAAAATTAGCTACCGAATATAATAGAGGTTCTGAAAGTGATGAACAAGTTCAAGAACCAGACGCAGTATAAAAATTATGGAAAAGTTTTTTAATTCGAAAATAGTAAGTACTATATTAATTGTAGTGGTGGTATTTTTTTTAGTAAGCTGGGCTATAAATAAATATTTAGACCTTAAAGCGGATTTGAGAATTGCAAAACAAAATGAGTCAGCATTAAAAGATAGTATTAGGGTTACCACAAATAAAATAGGTGATTTAGAATATTCTAAACAAATATTAGTGGCCAAAAATGCCAGTGACTTAAAAGCGTTAAATGGTGAATTAGCTAGTTTAGCTAGAAATTTTACAGGTAAAATTCATGAGTTAAGTAATTTAGTGGCAACTATTAAAGGAGATACAATAATAGTTGATAACACTTCATTGGTTAATTTACCTGGGAATACAAGTGGTTTTAAATGGGGTTATAGTGAAACATTTGATAGTGAGAACTCTAGAATGCTTGCTGGTATTACAAGATTTAAATATGATTCAATCACTAACTTTATACAACCATTAGAAACAACTATAACAACAGACGACATTAAATTTAATATTACACAAGGTCTTAGAACTACAAAAGATGGAAAGGTAGAAATGTTTGCATCATCTAGATATCCTAATTTTGGGGCTTCAGAACTTAACTCAGTTATTATAAGTCCATCAACACACCCAGCATTAAAGCAATTTACTAGAGAAAAAAGGTTTAAATTAGGGTTTTATGCTGGATATGGTGCGACAATTAATTTATCAACTTCTAGTGTAACAACTGGTCCGCAAATAGGGGCTGGTGCTACATACTCTTTATGGTAATAATTAATTTATTGGCAAAACATTAAAAAAACCCTCATACGAGGGTTTTTCTTATTATTTTCACTATTTATATAGTAAAGATATAAAGTAATTACATAATAAATCGATTTATGCAAAAAATAAGATTAACAGAAAGGCAACTCCTTATGCTTCAAAAACTTCAAGAGGATAAACCTAAAAATAGGGTTCTTAAAATCAATGAAAACCAATACAATAGGTTATTCAAAAGCGCATTCAATATAAATGATAAAGTAAGTAAAGGTGTTGATAAAGCTGGTTTAGATGAAGGGCCAAAAAAAGAAGTAGATTTGTCTAAATTTGCTCAAGAACTTATTGTATTCATCAAAGATATGTTATCTAGACCTGAAACAGCACCATTCTCTAAATATTGGTTGGAATTAGGGTTATCTAAGGATAAATTAATAAAAATGCTAGAAGATGAAGGTTTATTAACAATGACATTGGATGAAACTGATGGGGTTAATAAATATGTTAGTGAAAAACAAGGATTTAGAAGGAAAGTGAAAGAGTGTTACAAAAAAATAAACGAATTGGGTGATGCTGGATATCCAGCGGGGGCTGAATTTGATTCAAGCGCACCATGGAATCAAGAAGACCCTGAACCAGAAGCTGAAGTGGAGCAAGGTATAAAAGCCAATAAGGAAATTGTTAAACTTATTTATTATAGTGAGGACATGGATGGGTTATGTATCTTTAAAAAAGGTAACGATTTATTTGTAGTGACTTTAGAATCAATAATTACATTTAAAGGTGAAAAATTAAAACCATATTTAGATGGTGACCAAACATTTGAAACTGCTGATGGTGAAACCGCTAATAATTATATAAATGATAAATTAGCGCATAAACAAATTAAAGCGTTTAGTAAGAATGCACCAGAAGGTGAGCTTGCTTTGGTAACTCCAGAACTTAAACAAAAATTAATAGGGTGGTATGGTGAAGATAAAACTTTAGTTGGTATATTAAATGGTGTTAAAGAAACTACAGGTGCAGCTTCTAGTGGTGCTTATGTTGGTGCCGCATCAATGGGCCCTATTAAAAAAGATATGGGAAATAGCCCTGAAAAAGTTATGGGTGAGTTAATTAATGATGGAGTTGATGCTTCAGGTATTGCTGAATATCATTCACAAAGAAGCGGTGAAGAACCATTTGTAATTGATGATATTAAATGGGAGTATGTAAACGTAATTAATGATGGTAAGGTTGAACTTGGCGTATATAGATTTGGTCAAGATATATGTTATACATTTGATTGGTTTGATAAGAATGTTTTACATTCAATGGATGAAACCACTTCAACTGTTAGTGTTGGTGGCGATAGCGGAACTTTCGCATATGATGCGCCAGCTGGTGATGGGGCTGATTTCTGGACTGCTGGAAATAAAGAAAATAAAAAAGGGAGTAAAAACCCTAAAGGTATGCCAATTGTTAAAGGTGCTATCTTCACTGAAAACATTATTAAAGTAGGTCAAGTGTATAAAAATGGTATTGCTAGAAGAAAGGTAATAGATATTAAAAACTCTAATAACCCTTTATCTAAAAAAATCATAGTTGTTAAGCAATGGGGTGATAAACCATCACAAACCTTCAATATAGACCCTAAAGAATGGGGACATTGGGAGTTAATACATGAAAATAAAAAAAAAGTGTTAAAAATAACGGAAGCTCAATTAAAAAGACTTCTAGAAGCAAATAATCAAACTTCAACCGCATATCCTAATGGTGAAATGGTTGATATAGATGATTGCACTAAATTAAACAATAATAAAGTGGCACAAAATGGCGGGTGCAGTCAAGGGGCTGTAGATAATGTTGTTAAAACAACTAAAACAAAAGATTCAGTAGTTTCAGAAGGATTTAACCCTAATGTTGGTGCTGGAAGTGTTTATGCAATAGAAGTTAAACCTCATGGAGCTAGAATATTTTTGCAACAAGATAACGGACAAGTTGTCGTTACACATCATGATGATATCCCAGAGTTAATAAAAGCTTTAAAAAGCGTATATTAATGAATAACTGTATATTTATATAAAAGACTAATACAATGAGTAAACAAATAGTTAAACAAGAATTAGATAAATTGATTGCTGAAGCTGCTGCTGCTGTTTCTGGTGAGAAAGTTACCAAAAGAGCACAAAACGTTAGCAAGACCCAAAATAAAGCCTACTATAAAGATGTGGAAGGTAAAATGAAGGATTATGACAAAAATCTAAAACAAGAGGATGAAAACTCTATAAACCCAAATAAAAATAATTATGAAGGTTCTGAAAAAGAATACCATGACCAAATGGAAATTCGTAATGGTCAAGAAATGATTCAATATGATAGAGAGCCTAGTGAACAATTTAAAGATAGAGCTAAAAAATCTCTTGAAGGGGATTCTACTATGGGGAATAAAACCTATACTGGTAAAGAAAACGGTAACACTGAAGAAGTGTGGGGCGCATCTGGTGGAAAACATATTGGTAAAGAAATTGTTAAAGCGGCTAAAGCATCAGCTAAAAAACGTGCTGAAGGGACACCACAATTTAACTCATTTGGTGATGATATAGAAAATAAACCAAAAGGTACAAATGTGCCAGTAAAAAAAATAGCAACAGAAGGTATGAAAAGAATTAAATTTAAAAAACCATTTAATGGTGTTGGAAACGCTTTAAAACTTATCCCAGAAGCATTTAGAGTTGATAATAAACAATTTGAAATGACTGATGGTTCAGAAAGTTACAAAATTAAATGGCAAGGTTCATTAACTGAAGGTAGAGCTATTGTTTTAGAAGCTAATTCTTCTGATTTAATGAATGAAGGGTTTGCTAAAATAAAACATCTTATGGGATATAAATCTGAAAATACTTTAGGTACTCCAACAGCTAATGAAAGAATCAATGAAAATAATCGTATTAAAACGGGAATTAGTCAAGGTTTCACCAATAAGATTGAAGAAATTGATGAAAACTGCGAGGAAATTGAAGGTCAAGTAGCACCAACAGTAACTAAAGATAAAATGCCACATGCTAACGCAGAAGGTGATATGGTTATGGCTGAATATGGTGGTGGTGGATTACCATATGACACTGGATGGGATGATGAAGATGATTCAAATGAAAAACCATCTGAAGTAACGGATAAAAAATAAAAATATGAAAAGAGTAACATTTAAAAAAGAATTTACGAATATCAACGAAGCTTTAACTAAAGTTCCAAATCAATTAAAAGAAGATAAGAATATCTTTGAAATAACTGATGGGAATAAAATTATTAAAGTTAGATGGGAAGGTACTTTAGAAGAAGGTAAAGCGGTAGCTTTAATAACTAAAGACAAACATCTTATAAACGAAGAAGTTTCTAAGATGAAAAATCTTATGGGCTTCAAACCTGAAAACACTATTGGAACTCATAAAGGTGACGGTAGAGTAATGGAAAATGATAAGTTCAAAGAATTATTATCAATTTCTAAAAAAAAAAGATTAACCGAAGATTCAGGTAAAATTGCTTTAGTTGATGAATCTGAGATTTTGGATGAAGGTCTTAAAAGTATCATAGCTGGTGTTATGATGTTGGTAGGTGCTATGGCATCAGGCCAAGAAGTTCCACCACAAAAAGTAGATACAGTTAAAATGGAGCTTTCAAGGTTATCCCCAGAACAAAAAAGTGTTATTGGTGATAAATTAACCCCAGAACAAAAAGAACAAATTAAAACTAAAACTGGTATTGAATTCACTGATGAATACATGGATGATACTTTTGCTTGGGAACCTAAAAAAGACGCATTTAAACATCAATCGGCACCAAAACTATATTTAGGTAAGTATGGTGATATTAAAGCTGCTAAAGTGACTAATATTGGCTCTAATGGTAACGGTGGATATGTTTATACAGTTCAAGTATCAGGGCCATATGCAAAAGACGCATTTAATAATGTAAGAAGTTATTTAGGTAAAAATAATAAAAATTTAGATAATACGACAATAGAATTTGTTACTGACACTGGAAGTCCTTTTAATGGAAAAGAAATAGTTTATAATTAATATAAAAGCCCACTTAAGTGGGCTTTTATATTAATAGGATATTTATAATAAAAAAGGTTATGACTGATAACGTAAATAAATTAATAAAGCATATGTCTAGACCACTATCTCTATTACAGATAGAATTAGTATATGAAAGCAATCAAATTGTATATGAGAGAGCTGATTTATACCATGAATTTATATTAACTTTAGATGATTTAATTGAATCTACTTATTTAGGTCATGATATGATGGATGAACAAGAAAGGTTAAATCATTTCAAATGGTGTTGGAATAAGACGTGTGATTTAATTAACACCAATGTTATTAAATTTAATAAAAATGATGAAGCATATATTTATTTTTTAGATTTATACTTTGATACGTTTTATAATGAATCTTCCATCAGTTATCTTGATGTTAAAATGTATTGGGATTTCATATTCAATTATAAAATAGAAAAAACTCGTTCAGATATTGATAGATTCATAAAATTATATAAGATTTTTGAAAAATCCTATATAAATGCAATTTATTTGACATAAAAACAAGGTTTTCTATTTATTTATTCTTTTAATTTCATATATTAGTCGTATGAGATTAAAAAACATAGTTTTAACGGATTTAATTAATGAACGTTTAGTTGCTTACGAAGAACTAGAACGTGTCATGAATAGTAGAGATAGTATAGAGAATACCGTCAAAAAATCGAAACATTACTTAAGACAGATTGTTAGATTAAGTGCCATGATTGAAGAGTGGCAGCAAATAAACCAACCAGAAAGTCAAATCGACTTTGTTAAACTGGCTGACCAATTAACACAACAAAAAGATGGATAATTTAGATGAATTAAAAAATATGATAGACAATTTAGAGGTTGATTTACTTAAATTTTATAAAAAAGGAAATAAAGCAGCGTCAATAAGGGCTAGAAAAACTTTACAAAATATTAAGCAACAAGCCCAAGACATCAGGATGGATATATCACAAACTAGAAAATATAATAACTAATGATGATAGATGTTTTAAATAAAGTTTTATTGATGGTATTCATATTATCAATATTAAACGTATTATGGCATGCATTCTTCTTCATTCAAGCGTATGTAAAGACTGAAAAAGAGAATAGTAAATATATTGTGTCACCACGTAGTTTACTTATATTAGGTTTATCAATAGCCTATGTGATTGCGTCAATAATAACAGGAATTAATTTATAATAATGGGAAATATAAACGATAGAGTAAAAGAATTAAACCCTCATGTTTTAAGTATTAGATTTACTAACGGATTAACGGTAGTGGATTGTGCTTTTAAACCCAATTGGGCCATACCTAAATCAGATATCGTTGGTAATGAAACAACACCTGATAAACCTAACTATTACATGTTGTACCCATTAAATGAAAAAGTTGGTATAGATGAAATATTAGATTATGTGGCGTATGTGATTAATGTTAATATAGAAAGAGAGCTTAAAATTAAACTCTTACAAATTAAAATTACTGAATTGAAGAATATTTTCACCAAAAATTCATTAGAAAAGTGTAAATCAATTTTATTTACATTTAAAACTGATTTAGAAAGTGAGGAAGAGATTGATTTAAATGAAATGCCAATTTATAATGATAGACCAAGTGAGGGACCAAGTGAGGGTGTAAATAAGGGAATAAATGAGGGAATAAAGTCATCAGGTAAAATTGATGGTGATGTTCCTGTTCCTGAAGTAACAGAGATTTCACAACAAGAAATCCTTAAGGAAAAGCATAATATCAACCCAGCTACGGCTAAATTTAATAATGAAACATTTGAATTACCACCTAAAACAAAAGAGGGTAAAATAGTTGTTGAGGAATTTATTGAACCTGAAGTTGTTTGTAAGTGTAACCCTAATGACCTTAATCAAGTTTGTCCAGCTTGTATAGACTCAAAATATTAAGTTATGAAATTATTAGTAGTTTTATTATTTGCATATGGGATGTCCAACATAATGGTATTCTCATCAATTTTTGAAAAGTGGCGAAATTTTTGGACAAGAATATCACCTAATTTTTTTGGTGAGTTATTTACTTGCATGATTTGTTTACCATTTTGGGTAGGTATATTACTATCACTTTTTGTATTTTCAGTATCATCCACGTATTTAGATATTAATTCAACGATATTATCAGCTTTTGTTGATGCTTGTTTAACATCTGGTGGCGTATGGTTAATACATACATTACAAGAAAAGTTAGAAAAATGAAAAATTATTTTTATAATGAAATAAAAAAAGAAGAAAACGGAATTAAATTAGAAAGAAGAAAAACTGATTTAAGTAAGGAGGCGTTTATTCAAGAAATAAAAAATGGTTTAGGTGAACAAATTAAGGCAAACCCTAATAAGGCTATAATCAACACTAAGCCAAAGGAAAATATATTTAAAAGGTTTTTCAAAAAATTAATGCAGATATTTTAAGATGAAACATGATATGACATATGAAAAATTAATACAGAGTGTTTCTGAAATCGTTAATAATAATTTAATACATAAAGAGGGGTTGGAGCTAACGTATAAATTAAATACTCAAAATCATAAGAAATTAAGTGAACATTTCTTCTATAAAATTAACAGTGAAAATGATGATTATGAGTATGCTGAAGAATTTGAAGTTGAATTGGGAAATATAACAATAAAATTTATAATAAATGACGAAGTTTTATAAATGTGCGTTTTTCTCTTATTATATTGATAAGGGTATTAAATGGTTTAAAATTTTAGGTTTTAAATTATCATTTAAACACATCATAAATTATAAATTTAATACTGACAATCCTAAAGGTTTTATAATCGGTTGGTGGCTAATAACAATAAATGAAAAATGAAAATTTAAGTAATGACAGAAAAAAAAGAAGAAGAAATAGTTTTATCTAGCGAAGAAAAACAATTTATTGAAATGCAAAGAAAAGAGGGTGAATTATTAGAAGTGTTTAAAAAAGAGTATACTGATTTAGTTAATAAAACAGGGTTTGCTTGGACAATAGATGTGACTTCACCACTAAACAACCTTAAACTTACCATCGGTAGAGTACAAAGATAATAAAGTTTAGAAATTAATAAAAAACCATGGTAAAACATGGTTTTTTTTGTTTACTATTAATTTAATTTTTAGTATACTTGTTGTATAAATTAAATAATATGAAAATAGTAATAAAAGAAATGACGGAACTTGGTGATAAATTATTGGTTTACCAAACGACAGATACGAATCAACCAGTTAATTGCACTATCACTAATAAAGAAGATGTAAACGAAGTCATAGAATCAATTTCAAATAAAATAAAGTTAAGTGAGACATCACCAATTGTCATGTCATACGTACTATACCATAAATACATTAAACAAGATGGAATCACAGAATAAAGAACAACCACTAATATTAGTGACGTATATGGATAGAATGGTCTTATCCGACCACGAATCCATGCAAATAATTTCAGAAAATCTTAAAGCTGCTTTAGAAGCTAAAGGTGTTAATGCTGTTACACTATTTGTACCAACAGAAACACGAGAACGCATTGAATGCATCAACCCTGTTATCGCAACGGAAGAACAAATCATCAAAATAAATAAATTAATAGCTGACATCGAAAAAGCATTCGATATCAAACATGATTTAACTGAAGAAGATGAAGATTATGAAGGGAGTGCGGTAAAGCCTTTTAAAAGTGATGAAAGTTAAAAAACAAGTGGTTTTGGGTTTCCAGTTATTAATATTAACATTCACAATTTTGATAAGTTGTGGTACACGATGAAATATAACTCAACTATAAAATATAGCGGTAAAGTTTGGTCTCCAACTACTGATAATGGGACTTGGGTGGCTTATAGAAATGGAACGCCATTTATAACAGGTAATTCTTCATGGACTCAATCAATAGAAGATGATAATTTTAGAGAACAAGTGGAATGGGAATTAAACGCATTGGAAAAAGCTGATAAAATTGTGGTTTATATTGACCCTAAAACCAAATCACCAATCACACTTATGGAAATTGGCTTACATGCACATTCAAATAAAATGTGTGTTTGTTGTCCAGAAGGTTTCTATAGAAAGGGCAATATAGATGTTGTTTGTAATAAGTACAACATACCAATGGTGGACGATGTTGATGGGTTGGTTAAATTCATATTAGATGGAAAAGATTCAAATTGTGGGTAGCTAAAATTTTTAGTAAATTAAAAGATGTCTAAATTAGTTGAAGGTGAAGATTATTATTTAACACCTGAAGGTTATAAATGCTTTACAGAAGCTTACCATTTAAAAAGGGGTTATTGTTGCAAGAGTGGTTGCAAACATTGCCCTTACGATTATAATAAAAATGTAGAATAATGAACACTGAAGAACTAAAAAGAATAGCTGATAAGTGGGGTGCTACGGGTTTTTTATCTGGTATACATAAGGAATTAAGTAAATCTATTGCCGAATTATTTGAATGTGAAGCTTCTTATTTATTAACTGACAACTATTATTATGTTTATATGGTTGAATGTTCAGATGGTACAATATACACAGGAATCGCTAGGGACGTTTCTAAGCGCATTTCAGTACATAATAAAGGCAAAGGAGCTAAATACACTAAAACACGCTTACCAGTGACCTTAAAATGGCAGAAACTGTGTAGAGATAGGTCTATGGCAAGTAAATATGAATATAGAATCAAAAAACTGTCTAGAAAACAGAAATTAAAATTAATAGAAGAATATGGAAAATGAATTTAAGGTATTTTCAGGGTCATCGTTTACCCTTACAAGTGATTATACACACTATAAAATTAATGTGAATAATATTAAAACTATTGATGACGTTAAGCTTATTTTAAGTTATTTAGATATGACCTACTCACCAAAATCAAAAGAAGATTTTGAGAAGATGAAACATTTGTTAATAATTAATTAATAAAAATTTTGGTTTTTATCGATAAAATACGTATATTTGCTGTCTAACCGTAAATTATATCGATGAAAAACAAAGATTTTGATAAATTTAAGTATTTACTTAGGACTTCTTATATCCATAATAAAAAATATAATAATATACCTGAATCTAGGTATACTAACGCTTGGGGTTTAATACTAATACCTTTAATTATTTTTATAAGTATTATATATTATACTTTTAAGGTCTGGTTGTAGTTCTCCAAATTTTGGTATAATCCCAACCAGTTTTTTCGTGGATTAATTCATAATAATCACCAGCCATCTTTTTATTAGCGGTACCCATAAAAAATAGATTTTTTATCTTATTATCTTTAGCGGCTTTTGATAGAGCATGATGAAGTCGTTGCGCATCCCGTTTACATTTACAAATTACCATATCAAATTGGTCTTCAACATGAATAAGTAATTTATTATTTACAACAACCACTTGTTTGGTTTTTTTAGGGTCACCCATACCAACCATAAGTAATTGTATAATATCTATGATAGTTTTTCTATCATTTCGTTTATCATAACCATAAACCCAGAATTCTTCTTCAACATCATAACTAGAATCATGTAATACAGTCCAAATACCAAAAATAGGTTTTTCATAGACTAATTTACCCATTCTATCTCTAATTAATCTAGGTTCATCAGTTTCATCATAATCTTTAACAACATATATTTTATATTCTACAGGTATGATGCCGTTATAATTGATATATTCTTTTCTAAATAGTACATTGTTTTCCATTTTAATTTTATTAAAATTAAGGAAAGACGTTTGCTCTTTTTTACATTTATGAAGGGTTTTTTTATATTCCCCGTTTCTAGTTAAGATTACACGATATAGCATATGTTAAATATAAAGATAATATTTTAATAGTAAAGACTTGGTTTATAGGTTTTTTTTTAGTATATTTGCACATAAATGTAACTTATGAGTAAAGACTTATATAAAATTCTGGAAATTGATAAAAATGCCAGCGAAAGTGATATTAAAAAAGCTTATCGTACTATGGCAAAAAAATACCATCCAGATAAGAATCCAGATAATAAAGAAGCTGAGCAAAAATTCAAAGACGTTGCTGAAGCTTATGAAGTATTGAGTGACCCTAATAAAAAAGCTAGGTATGATTCGATGGGTTATGATGCGTATAATGGTGGCCCTACTCAAAACCATGCGAATCCCCATGATATGTTTGCAAATTTCTTCAACTCTATGCGAGAGCAACAAGAAAATGAACAACTTAAAAGGCAACACACCATTATTCAAAAAATAGCTTTGACTATGGAAGAAGTTTATCATGGTGTGACCAAGAAATTTAAATATAAAAGGTCAGTTAAATGCGGTACTTGTAATGGTAAAGGTGGTGAGAATATAGTTAGATGTGAAGCGTGTAACGGGCAAGGCGTTCAATATAGAATTATACAAACTCAACTTGGTAGAATGCAAGAAACCATTTCATGTAATTCATGTAGTGGTCGAGGGTTTAAAATTGGTAAGACATGTAATTCATGTAGTGGTCAGGGTCTCGTTAGAGTAGATGAAATTTTAGAAGTTAAAATACCTCATAGTGTAATGCCTAACCAACATATAGTATCCCGTAATAAAGGTCATTATTATGCCGATAGAAGTGGTGAACGTTATGGTGATATGGTAATGTTAGTTGAAATAAATCAAGATAAGTACACAATTATTGAAGATTATGGTTTGATGTCTAAAGTTGATATACCATATGAAGTAATGGTATTGGGCGGTGAATTTACCTTTGATTCGGTAGATGGTTCTAAGGTAAAGGTACCAGTTTCTAAATTAAGTGATATAGGTCATAAATTAAAATTAAAGGGTAAAGGATTGAAAAACCCTAATCAAAGTGTAAGAGGGGACCAATACATTATGCTTGATTTAAAATTCCCTACAGAAATTACAGAAGAAGAAGAAAAATTACTTAATGAATTAAAAAAATTAAAGGGATAGCTTGTTTATTCCCTTTTTTTTTAGTTATATTGCATATAAATTAATAAAAATAGATATTATGGCAAAATGGGGAGAACCTTCAGATGAAACTTTTAAAAAAGTCACAGATGTGTTAATTAGTACTGGGTTAGAAAACTTAGTAGACACTAAAATAATTTTAAATGATGACCAAAAAAAGGTTATAGTGGTTCAAAAAGAATCGGCAGTTAATAAATTCGCTTATGGTTATGATTTAAAACTAACCATAAATGAAATAATTTTTGATGGATTAACAGATATTCAACAAGTACAAATTATTGAAGAAGCGTTGGCTGGTACTTGGTATGATTTCGATAACGATAAGTTAGTTGTTAATGCACCTGATAAAGTTTACAGGTCATTCATTGAAAAATATGGGTGGGATGAAACTGAAAAATTACGTGAGTCAGTTAAATCTTTATATGATAAAGAAAAAAATAACGGTGAAGACCCTAACGTAGATACTGAGTAATATATGGGATTAGATTTTTATAGTGAATTTAAAGATTATGCTATAAAGCATATGGGGATAAGTAGTATGCAATTACATTATTGGGAAAAAACTCAGAATAATATTTATGGTAATTGTATGGTCACGGGTAGTATGACACCTATGGTATTAGAGGAAAGACCAATTAGGGTAAGCCAAATGTCAGTATTTGACAGACTTATGATGGATAGAATACTTTGGTTAGCTGGACCTGTTAATGATTTAATGAGCACAACAGTTCAAGCTCAACTTCTATTTTTAGAAAGCGTTGATAAAAATAAAGATATTACGATTTATGTAGATTCACCAGGTGGAAGCGTTAAGTCAGGATTATCAATGATTGATAACATGATGTTATGTGAAGCTGATATTAGAACAGTAAATACTGGTATGGCCGCTTCAATGGGTTCATTGTTGTTAGGTGCTGGAACTAAAGGTAAACGTAGTACGTTAAGATTTAGTAGAGTGATGTTACATCAAGTATCATCAGGTTATGAAGGTAATATTCAAGACATAGAAATTTCATTTCAAGAATCAAAAAAATACAATAAAACATTATTTGATTTATTAGGTGGTTTTTGTGATAAAGACCCTAAAAAAGTCATGGAAGATGCTAGTCGAGATTTATGGATGAATGCTGAAGAAGCCTTAACTTATGGAATAGTAGATGAAATAATTACTAAGAAATAATGAACAAGATAAATATTGTAAATAAAAGTAACCACGCCCCAACCGATAGAGATTTCTATGTAGGTCGGGGTTCGGCTTTTGGCAACCCTTTTACCAGTCAAAAAATAGAAAGGACTAAAGCTGAATTTCAAGCAAGTAGTAGGGAAGAAGCTATTGAAAAATATGAGACTTACTTAGAAGTGCAATTAAGATTAAAACAAAGAAATGTCATCAATGGGCTTGAGAAAATGGTGGAGATGTTGAAAGAAGGTGATATTAATTTAGTATGTTATTGTGCACCAAAGAGATGTCATGCTGAAGTTATAAAAAATAAAGTGATGGGGATGTTACTTAAAAATTTAATGCCAGAATAATTTGGTGTTTTAAAAAAATCTGTATATTTAAATTATACAAACGTTCTTTAACATAATGGGGGGTGACTGGATTTGACCAGATTTGACGGAAATTTACAGCATGTAGTGTTAGATTGGAAACACTTTAAATACACTATCAAATTTTTTAAACGGCAATATTTTAAATATTGAAGAAAATATCTTTGCTAACGCTACTTGTGGTGTTGCTGGGGAGGTTGTTTTAGCCTAAATTAAAACAATGGTGGTAATCCACTAAAAACTCGACTCTGATGTGTTACGAGTGAACCGAAAAACACATTAATCCTCTCTTTATCGGATTTAAATTGGTATTGACATATTTTTTGTTATTTTTTTTAGTAAAAATTTAACTAAACATGTAGACGTACTTTAATGTACTTTTGGGACTGGGTTTCGAATACCCACACCTCCAGGCTATCGAATTAACTCACTTGCACGTAGTGATAGCCGCACATTTCAATTGGAATGACTAAGAAGTTAATAAATTGTGGAGATTTACTGTTTTACGTGGAGATAAATATATTTATAAGTATGGAAATAAAAAATAATTATCAAAGACCACAATTAAATGTAATTTGTTCCACTTGCGGAATATCTTTTAAAAAAGATGGTTCTGAAGTTAGACGTAATGATAAAATAGGTAGAAATAACTATTGTTCATTAAAGTGTTCGGGTAAAAATAATAATAAACATCTTACAAGTAGTGTTACCTAACTAATGAGTATAACTTATAGATTTTATTAAAAAAGCCACAAGATATTGTGGCTTTTTTGCGTTATAATAATATTTATTATAAAAACATTATTATGAGAATATTTAAAGATTTTAAGGACATGCTTAGCTCTGATGATAGTAGCAAAATGTCAAGTAAGAGAGTAATAACATTTATGGCATTTTTATGCGTAACTGCTGCGTTTATCAGTAATTTATATTTTGATTTGACAGTAGATGATAACATGTATAACGGTATGATTCAAATCGTTTGGGCTGGATTAGGAGTAGTGGTAGGTGAGCATTTATTAAAGAAAAAAAATGCTGACCCTAATTCATAAATAGTTAGACAATTAACTTCTCTTAATAGTCACACTAGGTTTTATAGTAGTGTTAGGTGTTGTCACCACTCTAGGAGTTGGTGGCATTACTGTTGTTGTTGTTTTTTTACATCCGCACATAATATATTGGTTTTATTAATAAATATACGAATAAAACTAAAATGTTAAAGAGTTTTATTTACTTTTTTAAAAAAAAACATAATTTAAATTATGTTTAGAACTAATTTTTTAATAGTAGATGAAGAGTGGAATTTAATTACCGAATATAAAAGTAGGGTTAAACCAGATGTTGGTGAATTTATATTCTTACAACCTAAATATTATAAGGTATTAAATGTTGTCCACACTTTTAAAGTATTACCAATCACTAGAAATATAACAGTAGTTGTGAAGGAATGGAAAAATTTTAAATAAAATTTTGAAAAAAACCTTTATTTTTCTAAAAAAAGTTATATATTTGCAGTGTAGGATGTTGAATTCGATTAAATTCAATGATGTTTTTTTTAAGGGCGTGGTATTTACCACGCCCTTTTTTGCTTTTATAAAGTATTTATAATAAAACTTAATATGAAAAAATTATCTAAGATATATGAAGGTATTTTAAGGGAGTTCAAGAAAGACGGTGATGTTGATTATGAAATGTATGAAAGATATGAAAATTATTCATTAAGAATTTTACAGTTATTCTTAGAACAAAATAATGAGGATTACACAGCTAACATGCCTTGGTGATTAATTCCATATCCAAGATTAAAAAAAATATGGGAAGATTGGGCTAAATTCGGATTTGTTAGAGATGAAAAAGGGTTAGAAGAAATTTGCGACGTAATGGAATCAAATACACTTAAAATTTCAGTTATAACAATGTTAGCTGGTCATACATCTGATAGTCCAGATGATTATTATGAAGATGCTTTTGGATATCACATAGAGGGTGTAATTCAAAAATTCTATCAAAATCAACCAAGACCAGAAGATAACTATCATAGTAACGACCCAAACCAATTAGAGTTTAATTGGGGGCACCCTGATGGTAAGAAAAAAGAACCAGTTAAAAAATCTAACGTTCAAATTATTGATGACCCTTATTTAGAAAATCTTTTAATTGATGTAGACCCAAAATCAGTTAGTTATGAAGACCTTAAAAAAATGTTGATGGATGAATTAATCAATAAATTCCTTTGGTATTACATTGATGACCCAGCAATAGGTCAACCAAGACTTAGCGATTATGGATTAAAACCGTTAGTTGATTTAACGTCACAATTAAGAAGTACTTATGATTCAGCTGAAAAAGTAGTTATAGTAGATAAAATGCTAAATGTGGTACATCAAAGGTCAGATTTAGCATCATGGTATGTGAGAGGTGGCTCAAACGCATTAAGCGACTTATCATCTTCACCTAGTGAAAGAGAAACACAAGAATAAAATGAATAAAAAAAGAATACAACCGAAATTTACTGATATGACCGAGGAAGAAATAAACGCTTGGTTAGAAAAAATGAAGTATCTTGAAGGTGATAGTAAAAATACATATGCAACCAAACAAATCAGAGATGGTAGGGGTTGGATATTTTAAAATGTTAAAAAATGTTAAAATAAATAATGTCAGTTTTTTATTTAAATATTTGTGTAAGTTTTAAGGTTGTTTATCAAAAAGCTGTTACTGCAAGATGTGCCTAACCTGAAAAAGTGGTTTGTAGAAATATGCAAAGGAAACATAGGGGAGTATTGAGTTGACCCCTCACATCACTCAACTTTAAAACTGTAATGGGATTATAGCTCAGGGGTAGAGTGATGACCTCTAAAACCAAAAGTCGTGGGTTCGAATCCCACTAGTCCCTCTAAAATATTAAAATAAAGTAAAATGAAAGACACTTAGATTAAAAACAACAAATTAATAATAATCACTAGACGTGATTTATCAATTGGTATTCAGGCAGTTCAGGCTGGCCATTGTTCATGCTATGGATGGTGGAAGATGACATCACGCATTATGATTCGCTAGAGGTTCTGCTGAAAGCGGATAACGATGCCAACGTTATCAATAGGTATAGAGATACCATAGAACTGGTTCTGCCTTTCTTAAAGTTCTAATACCAAAAAGAGATAATTGTAAAAAATTGTCTCTTTTTTTTGTTTATTACATTTATTATTAGTATATTTGCAGAGAGTAAGTTGTAATAATAAAAGATTAATAAATCAAACAATTGAATTAGTAAAGGTTTTATAGGATTTCCCTTTCTTTTATTTACAAAATTATGTTTTAAGAATTAGATTATGGAAAATAAAGGGTGGAAAGATGTTAGAGAAATACCAGCCAGCGGTAAACGCAAATGGCATGGCGGTGCTTATACATTAGCTTTCGTATATTCAAATAAAGGTAACTTCCTTTTAAAAGGTTATGGAGCTGAAATTAGAGAATATTTACAAGACTTAAAAAGTAAGGGTTATAAATATATACTTAATGAAACTCTATGGCATACAGATAGTTGGACAGGTGAGAAAAACTTTAGAAGTATATGGTCAGTATCAAGTCAAAGTACTTATATAGATGAACCAGAACCAAAATCTAGATATAGAAAAGAGGATAAATTCAAATGGGTTATTAAACGGTTTGGTGAACACGGTGAAGATACTAAAACACTAAAATTTAAAAGGCTCCCAAATAAGTGGGTACCTGAATATGATACAATAATATATTAATGTGTAAAGTGGGTTACTATAAAAAGCTTAATTGCCCCAGTAGTTCGGATAGTGAGAAAAACTAGACTGCATAATTACTCCGACAAAAATCTGAACTACAACACATTATTATATATTTATAAAATATGGAAAATAAATTAAAACTTTCCGAAATATTTCAGGAAGAACCTATAGTTGTTTATCATGGTACATTAACCAAATTTGTTGATTCAATTAAAAAAAATGGATTAACTCATAAAAATTATTATGAACCAAAATGGTTTATGGTTTCTACTGATATTGAAAGTGCTTTATATCATGCAACACCAGATGAGGGTGAAACTGCCTCAGTTATTGAGTTTAAAGTTCCTCTAACTAATGATAAATGGTATGGTTATCCTTATTTTTGGCCACCCTATAAAAGAGATGGTAATTCTATGTGGTTTGCATTAAAACAACCATTAGATGGTAATCTAATCAATAAAGTACACAACGTACCTTATGCAACCTTTATTAAACAAAAATATAAGGGATATTAAATATGGAAAATAGAAAAATATTTGTTTGCAGTTGTCATTCACTAGAACACCAATTTGCGTTTTGGTATGACGAAGAATATAATGAGCTTTATTTTGAACCACACTTACATGATAATTCTTGGCCTTGGTATAAAATATTTTGGCAAAGGTTAAGATATGTATTTGGAAACAAATCAAGATTTGGTGCTTGGGATGAAGTAATAATCAAACCAGAAGATGCTAAACAAATAATTGAATACTTAAATAAAATAAGTGAGAATTAAAAAGAAGAACATATTATTTGAAGAAAGGGTTAAATCTAACATGGCCGTACCCAATGAGGTTAAGCAACTTCATTCTTTATTTGTAAAGAATGGGTTTCAACTTTATATCGTTGGTGGTGCTGTGCGTGATACCCTTATGGGTAAACCAATCAAAGATTATGACTTAGCAACTGATGCTCCACCAGAAACGGTTGAGAAGATGTTGAAAAGTGCTGAAATTAGAACTATTGGAACTGGCGCAGCATTCGGGGTTATTAACGCATATGTAAATGATGAAGAATACGAGATTGCCACATTTAGGTCTGACGGATTTGATAGTGATGAAGATGAATTAAAAAAATTTAAGGATTATTTGAAATCCTTAAATAATGGTTCTTTTGAAAAGTTTGAAAATAATTTAATGAAATAGCGACTTTTAGACTTATTTCTCATATTTATTAATATGAGAAAAGGTTATATATATGAATTAGTTTGTCCTATTACGAATGAATGTAGGTATATAGGGCAAACAATACAAGAATTAAATAAAAGGTTATATAAGCATAAATATTGTATGCGAAATAACCCTAGTCATAAAAATAGTTGGTTAATCAAATTATCTAATGAATCTTCATTAGATAATTTGATTATAAAATTAATTGAAGAATGTGATAGTGATATTTTAAATGAACGTGAAATTTATTGGATTGAAAAATATCAAAATGAAGGTTATCAGCTAACTAATATGACTGAAGGTGGTAATTGTGGTTCTAGAGGTTATAAACATACTAAAGAAGCCATTAAGAAGATTGCCGAAGCTGGGAAAAGAGTTGGTTATAAACATACTAAAGAAGCGAAAAAAAAGATATCAAATTCATTACTAGGTAAGAGAGGTAGGAATACTGGAAACAAACATTCAATAGAAACCAAAAAAAAGATATCTGAAAGTAAGAAGGGAATTGTGAGTTGGAATGCACAACCAGTTTTACAATTAGATAAAGAAGATAAAATAATAAACGAGTGGAGAAGTGCTAAATATGCCGCTGAACAACTTAGTTTGAGTCAAGGTAATATTTGGGCGGTTACTAATGGTGATAGAAAAAGTTGTGGTGGATATAAATGGATTTTAAAAAAATGAATAAATTGAAAAGAAAAGTTGGAGATAAAGTTACTTTGAATGATAAATTTGGTAATGATGAAGGAAAAGAAGCAATAATTAACTCAATAGAAACTTCTAAAAATGGTAGAGAGTGGTATCGACTAACTTATAAAGGTAAATTAGACCCATGGAATTGGTGTGATTCAGATTTTAAAAATTAATATGAAAACTTGGAAAGATATAGCTAAAAAAACAGTACCTAATGAATTTAATACATTCATGAAGGGTAAAGGCAGAAGACCTGATTCTGTAATATTTTCTGATATTGAAACTGATGTTAAAAGACGTGATTTAACAATCAATGCATTATTCTACGATATTTCAACAAAAGAGATAGTAGATTTAGTTGGTGGCATAAAAGACATTAATAATGGTGTTGTAAGGACCGTAGGAGACGCTGGAGAGCGTTTTGGGGAAGATAGACTAAGAATCCTTAGAGCAATTAGATTTGCGGGTAGAACGGGTTCTAAATTAGACCCAGCAATTGATAAGTCATTAAGACAAGATAATTCATTAGAAGGTATTTCTGGTGAACGTATTATGGATGAGTTTGTTAAAGGTATCAAATCAGCGAAATCAACTAAATATTTTTTATCATTAATTGATAAATATAATTTATTTGATTGGATTTTTAAAGGTATTTCACCAATTAACAAACAATTCATTGAGTCTAATGACCCAATATTAGTTATAGCGGTATTACTAAAGGATGTATCATATGATACTATCAGTAAACAATTGAATGCGCTTAAGTATTCATCCAATCAAATAAAACCAATAGTATTTATGGTAGCTTATTACCAATATTTCTCTAAAGATACTTTTTATACGTTGAAAAAAATGTATAATACTTTTGAGGCAAATGGTAATACGTTTTTATCATTCATAGAGCTTATGGGTGGTAACACTGAAATTGCACGTAAGTTTATCAATTATCAGCTATCAATTACTGGTGATATGGTAAAACAAAAATACGGAATGAAAGATGGTCCTGAATTAGGGGCTAAGATAAAAGAGTTAGAAACTCAACAGTTTTTTAAAATATAATTTTCTATGTTCATTGGTAATAAATGGTATGTGTATTTATTGCACATACCCTTTTTTTGTTAAAAACTTGTTTATATCATTTATCTTGTGTTATATTGTGCAAAATATAAAATCATGAAAAAAGAATTTTATGAAAACATCCCAATAGTTGATATTACAACGGTATCTAAAGATGAAATGAAAATGGAACCATATATTGAAACGTACACTGGATTAAGAGTATATTTTAATGACATACATAAAGATATAATATCGATACACGACATAGCACATTCATTATCTCAAATATGTAGATTTACTGGACATACAAAAGAATTTTATAGCGTAGCACAACATTCAGTATTGGTTGCGGATGCACAAACTACGTTACCAGAAAAAAGAGCTGGGTTATTACATGATGCTACTGAAACTTATGTGAATGACTTACCAAGCCCATTAAAAGCTTGCACAGATTTGGGTGATTATAAAAATTTAGAAAATAGATTTCACCATGTCATCAATCAAAAATATAAAGTTAATGATGGAATGACACCTAACATAAAGAAAGCTGATTTAGCAGCTTTATTCACTGAAAAGAGGGATGTTCTAAACAAACCTAGTGATTGGGGTTGGGGTTATGATATCATACCATTTGACGATATAATAATACCTTTAGGTCCTAAAGAAGCAAAAGCTTTATTCATTAAACGTTTTATAGAATTATTTCCAACTGAAGCAAAAAAAGAAGGTTTAATATAAGGTTATACGATATTTATTATTATGAAGAATATTTTAAGAATTGTCATAATAATAATATTAGTTTTTATAGGTCTAAAATTAATCTTTCCAAGTAAATACGGAGATAAATTAAAAGAGGTGTCTTTTGATAAAGATGCCAACATAATTATAAATTTTACCGATAATAAATCTTTAGATACCATATACCATGTAGGGTTAGAAGTTTTAGGTATTAAAGGAAAAAAATTTGTTATTCGTGAAATTCAAGATAATGTAAAAACAGGGTATAAAGATGAATTAATTCTTATTGGTTCAGTTGTTAAGTATAAGGAATATTATTTGATTTATACCAAATTAACCAACAATAAAAAGATGATAGATATTGCTTCTCATGAATTAATACATGTTAAACAATATATGGATAATCGATTAGAAGTAACACCTAAAAACCTTAGATGGGAAAACAAATTTTATACATTACCTCTTACAGTAAGCTATGAAGACGCACCATGGGAAATTGAAGCTTTTGATAAAGCTAAGGAATTTAAAGATTTAATGTATAATTCTTTATTAGTAAAAAAATAATTATTGTACAGCAGCAGTCGCTAATCCTTTATCTTTATGACCTAATTTAAGTACTTGCAAATCTTTATCAGTATATTCAACACCATCAATCACTAATAGAACTAATTTATCTTTTGAATATTTAGCTTTACTTATTAATTCACCATTGATATAATGTTTCCATTCGCCATCACGAAGTAATTCACCTTTAACTAGAATATAAAAACCAGTTTGGTATATATCATCATTAATTGAGTTTTCAGTATAAGCAAAATAGTTATCTGAAATTTGTTTTAGCTTATCTTTTGATTGTCCGTTTACTACAGAGATGTAGCAAAATAATGCGATAATTGTAATAATAATTCTTTTCATAATTAGTTCCTTTTTAAATAAATATGCAATGTTAACTTAATGTTACGTAATTGTTAAGGTAATTATACTAAATTTTTTTTATAAAAGCAAGGAAATTTTAATAAAAATTTGTTTATACCACATATTTTTAATATCTTTACGTAAAATATATGTATGAAAAATATAAAAATGAAACTTTTGAAGGTAACTTTATTAATTATGTTTGGTTGGGTAATTGGATTAATCATTTCAATAAAGGGAATTTCAAGGGATAATGATAATCTAATTATCAATTGTACTAACCAAAAATATTTAGACACTATAATTCATTCTGGGTTAAATATGTTAGAGATAAAAAAAGCTCGAATTATAATTTCAGATATCCCAAGTTATTTTAAACCTAACAATGATGCGAAAGAACCGATAGTAGGTAATACTCTAGGTTATATTACGCATATTTCAGGTAATTACTATTCAATTCGTATTATTAAAGCAGATAAAAATGAGTCTATTAGAATTCTATCCCATGAATTAGTTCATTTATACCAATATCACCATAAGCTGTTAATTAATAACGATGATTATTATGTTTGGGGATATGATACTATATATAAACCAACAAGTTACACTTATTTTGATAGACCTTGGGAAGTCCAAGCTAGAAGAGCTGGCGATATGTTAGAATATTTATTGAAAACTAATTAAATTTCTTTAAAATAGAGTTTTCAACGCTAATTTAAATATTTATAAAGGTGAGCGTAAAACCCACCCATCGGAACGTGGGTGGGTAGTTCACTACGTAAGTTAATGTATTTGGATTTAATTTGCAATATGAAAATGAAAAATACGTTAATTTAATTTCACAATATTTCATTCATAATTAATTAAAAATCAATTAGTTAAAAAATAATTAAAAAAAAAAGTGCAAAAAAACTTGTTTTATATTGAAACATTATGTATATTTGCACTATATATTAATAACAAGACGGGTGAATACCCTAAAAAATTAGAAAATGCAAGCAATAAGTATTATACATATTATGAGTTCGATAAATTGGAGACGTAATTCTTCAGTAGTGTCAGGTATGTCTATACTTAATAGTGGAAATTGGTTTGGTTAACAAATTAATAAAACAAAAAGATAAGATGAAAATCCTGACAGAAATGTCAGGATTTTTTTTTTAATATGGTATCTGTAGCAGAATTGGTAAGTAGTACCCTTATCGGGGAACATGCACTAGATTGTGGCTCTAGAGGATGCGGATTCGAGTTCCGTCTGATACCCAAAGGTTTCAATTGTACCTTAAACAATTAAATGGTGTGCGTAGCTTAACTGGTTAAAGCACTAGATTGTGAGTCTAGGGGATGTGATTTCGAATATCATCGTACACCCAAAATGGTCGTGGTCGGGATGACCCCACTTCAGAGGTGAAGTGAATACATGTTTGGTTAGGGTTCGAGTCCCTTTCACTGACCCAAGTAATTGAGAGTAATATCAATGTTCATTGACATATTGGAAGTAAATTAACGCAACTCATAATCAAGGGGTTGCGTACACACAGGTCAGGCTATGGTAGCCAAACGCTCTCCAAAAGCGTAGGACAGAATTCGATTTTCTGGGCTTGTGCGAAGTGAGTGTCGTCCACGAGATGTACGCCCTAACATTCATTGATTTGTTCGGTGACAGCCTCGGAATAGGATGTTGAGTAGGGAACGACAAATACAGATATAGTGTCAATGGCTAACACAACGGGTTCCAACCCCGTAAATCTGGGTTCGAATCCTAGTATCTGTGCAAATACGGATATAGTTCAATGATAGAATGGCCCCAGCGAAGGGGTTGATGGGTTCCTAGGTTTTGGTTTGATTCCCCCTGTCCGTGCAAATTGTGATGATTCTCAGATAGCTATATGGAGAGACATATTTGAATATGGTGGTTCGAAACCACACATCGCATCAACTACTAACTTATACCGAAAAGTATGTAAAGTATCTTGTATATAATATTTACTATACAAATATGTGTTAGACTAGGAGAGGTGGCAGAGTGGTCGAATGCGGCAGTCTTGAAAACTGTTGACCCCTTTCGGGGTCCGTGGGTTCGAATCCCACCCTCTCCACCAGATGTACGTTTTTTGTACTTTACATTATTTTCCCATATTTATATACATGGGAAGAAAACAAAAAAAGTATCATTATATTTATAAGACCGTAAATACATTGAGCGGTAGATATTACATTGGGATGCATTCAACTGATGATTTGAATGATGGTTATCTTGGTAGTGGAATTAGATTGAGAAGAGCAATTAATAAGCATGGCAAGGAAAATTTTAAAAGAGAAATATTGGAATTTTGTGAATCAAGAGAGTTATTAAAAGAGCGAGAAATTGAAATTGTTAATTTGAATGAGATAGCCAAGGTTGGATGTATGAATTTGAAAGTTGGTGGTTATGGTGGGTTTATTAGTGATGAACACCAGAAATTTCGTTCAGAATGTGCAAATAAAGCTTTAAAAGAAAAAAGGGAAAGGGATAAAGACTTCAATAAAGAATGGTTAAAAAAGATGAAAGAGGGGGTTCAAAAAGCTATGGATAGTGGTAAAATGACTAACATTAAAGATAATTATGATTGGACTGGTAAAACTCATAAAGAAGAAACGAAAAAGAAAATGAGCAAACCTAAGAATAAAGGTGATAGTAACTCCCAATTTGGGTCTTGTTGGATAACTAATGAAAAAATGAATAAGAAAATAAATCGAGATGACGTTATACCAGAAGGTTGGCGATTAGGTCGAGTAATGAAAAGTATCATTGGAAGGTGATACCTAAACAGTGTGATAATATCGATTAAAGCGCACAGTTTTGTAATATAGCTCAGCGGTCAGAGCAGCCTCCTGATGTGGGGAAAGTCGATGGTTCGAATCCATCTATTACAACAAACCATCGCAAGATATAGTTGCAACATTTATTGATAATGGTCTAGAACGTTATCTTTAGATATATCAAACGATGGTCCGATGTAGCTCAGTGGTTAGAGCATCCCCCTCAGAAGGGGAAGGTCGGGGGTTCAAATCCCTCTGTCGGAACAAAGTATCATCGGAAGGTGATACCTAAACAGTGTGATAATTACGTATAAAGCGCACAGTTTTTGCGAGATAACTCAGAGAGTAGAGTGGCCCCGTGCAAGGGGAGAGTCGGGGGTTCAAGTCCCTCTCTCGCTACTAATATTGCGGTGTAGTCAGTAGATGGAAGCTTGCGAGGCTCATAACCTCGTGCCGAAAGGCCCCACGGGTTCGAGTCCCGTTGCCGCTACTAAATTGCGTTAAAGTGTAAAGGTTGCATTTCGACCAATAACGTTAAATAATATGAACTTTTACATAATTCTTTATATTTATATAAAAAGTTTAAATTATGGAATGTTTAGTGTGCGAGTTAAAATTGGGTAAGGGTAGAAGAAAATTCTGTTCAGATGATTGTAGAAAACAAAATAGAATTTTACAATATAAAAAAACTGGTAATCCTAATTCTTATTCAAGACAAGTGTCTAAACATAGGTTTCGTAAATTTAATCTTATTGAGTTACGTAATAATAAAGGGTGTGAAGAATGTGGTTATATTAAAAATATAAGTGCGTTAGATTTTCATCACTTAGTTCCAAAAGAAAAAGATTTTACGTTAGATGCTAGAAATTTAGCTAATAGGGGTTGGGAAGAAATTTTAGTCGAATTTAGTAAATGTAAAATTCTTTGTGCTAACTGCCATAGAGAAGAACATAACCCAGATTTAAATTTTAAGGATAGGATTAAATTTGATGAAATTGGTGAAAAAATAAAAAAAGAATCTAAATGTGTGGAATGTAATGTGAAAATTCATAATACCGCAAGTAGATGTAAAAAATGTTTTGACATGTCAAGACGAAAAAATGATAGACCAAGTAATGTAATATTGCTTGAAGATATTAAAGAATTAGGGTATAGTGGTACTGGTAGAAAATATGGTGTTAGTGATAATACTATAAGAAAATGGGTTAAAAACTCATAAACTCTACGGGGTGGTTCGAATCCACGATACGCTACTTTGGAAGTTTAGTAAGTTTTTCCTTAAAAACAACTTACAAATTATATATCGATAAGTAATTGCCTTGATGGTTGGCTGTAAATAAATTATCATTATGGGTGAGTAGCTCAGTGGGCCAGAGCGGTTGATTGTTAATCAAAGGGCCTTTATAGGTTTACGTGGGTTCGAATCCCACCTTGCCCTCAAATCTTAATAATTATGGAAAAATGTAGTTAAAGAATTGGTTCAAAATTTAAGAGCCAGTGGGATTAACGTCACATATTATGATAATCCAAGTAAAGAAAAGATTGAACGTATTAATAAACGTTTGGTAGAATTAAGAAAAAGAAATTCCTTTTAGTCCCTGAAGAAATTCAAACTTTAAGGTGCAATCTTCAATAGCTCAGTTGGTTAGAGCTAAAATTCTTCTCTCGTATAAAGGTTATTACGGGTGACTGTTAATCACTTTATCTAGGTTCGAGTCCTAGGGGAAGAGAGTTGTCGATATTAATCCACTTCCACGTAGTGACAACTGGTAATAGATGAATTCATCTAGCTAGGAGGTTAATAAACGTTCATTAAGTATCTTGGTGATTATATCAAGATACTTTTGGGATGTCTTAGGTTTAACATAAGTTTGGCTACTTGTATCGATAATACATAAATCAATCTTTAAATCATGACAGGCTTTTGATTTAGATATATCATTCTCTTGAATCTTTTGTAATTTATTGTTACCATATATAGGTTCATAATGAAAGATACCATTGTTTTAGAGTTGTTAAATTCTTCTTGGGTATATAATGGTTTCATAAAGTTATTTATTTATAAATATGTTAACATTTATAAAAGACGTTTTCGAGTCCTAGGGGAAGAGCAAAATGGAAGGGTGACAGAGTGGTAATTGTGCCAGTTTGCTAAACTGAGGCTGGGCGTGAAAACCCACGAGGGTTCGATTCCCTCTCCTTCCGCAATTATAATGGAAAATATTCTACTAAAAACACGTTATAGTGGAAAATATTTGTAAATTATTATAAATTTTACCGTTATAACGGAAAAAATTCTATAAAAAGTGCATTATAATGGTAAAAAATGCAAATTATTGCACTTAAATACCATTATAACAGTATAAAGTGCAACTTATTGCACTTAACGATGTATAATATCTCATTCATAGATATTAATATTATAAAATAGTGAATGTCATTCAAATTGCCTCCGTAGCACAACTGAATAGTGCAACACCCTTCTAAGGTGTCGGTTATAGGTTTGAATCCTATCGGGGGTACAAATTATGTTTCATAGTCGAATAGTAAGTTTTAACCTGTCATAGGTGATATGAAACATAACAAAATGGGGTATAACCAGCATGCCTGATACGCATGACCAAGGTAGCGGTTGAAAACGAGGGTTCGAATCCCTCCGCCCCAACAAAATGCTGGTGTAGCGGTGGGAGCTTATATCTCCTATACCCGTAGAGGTTCTTGAGATAGCATCAAACAAGGGTTCGAACCCCTTCTCCAGTACAAACGGGTCCATATCGGCTCTGGCTCATAACCAGTTGAAACCGTAATTGGTCACATGTGGGTTCGATTCCCTCTGGGCCCACTTTATTAAATTTGTTGATATTTATATAAAAACAATATAAATATGGCAAATTTAAAAATTTCTGAAGAAGAATTTAAAACAGCAGCTGACTTAATCGGTTGTGAAGTAGCAGTTATAAAAGCTGTTGCAAAGATTGAAAGTAACGGAAGCGGTTTCAATGCAGATGGTACCCCAAAAACACTTTTTGAGGGACATTGGTTTCATAAATTAACAGATGGTAAGTACTCAAACGATTCTAGATATGAATCTATTTCATACGCAAAATGGACTCGTAAGTGGTATGGCAATCAAATAGTTGAAAAACAAAGATTAGATTTAGCTGGTTCTTTGGATAGAGATGCAGCGTTACAATCAGCAAGTTGGGGGGCATTTCAAATTATGGGATTCAATTATAAGTTATGTGGATTTAATACAGTTCAAGAATTCATTAATGCAATGTATAAAGGTGAGGGTACGCAATTATTAGCTTTTATAAATTTCGTTAAATCTAAAAAATTAGATGATGAATTACGTGATAAAGATTGGGCCAAATTCGCTTACTACTACAATGGTTCAGGTTATGCAATAAATAAGTATGACGAGAAAATGAAAGCGGCTTACATAAAATTTAAAGCTGAAGAGGTGGAAGAATTAAAAAAAAAGTAAAAGCGAAAGCTGAAGCTTTAATTATTGTTAAACCAAATGTTAATTGGATTAAAAAATTCTGGGAATCAATATATAATTGGAAAAGATAGAAATATAAGTGGAATCAAAAATTAGATAGAATAGTAAATTTTGATGATAATAAAAATAATTCAATCAGAATTCTATACCTGTTAAAATAAAAAGATAAAAATACTTTGTTTTTTAAAAAACATTTCGTATATTTGCATCATGAGAATAAAAGAAGATTGTCAAGTAATTTATTTGGATAAGGATGATTTAACAGCACATGGAGCTATTATGGTCTTTGATGACGTAGGTCTTTTTGATTTTATATTCACAACTAAAAGCCCTATCTTGAAGGCTGATATAGTTATCTTCAAAAATAATGGTAAATACAGAGTATTAAAAAGTAGATATTAAAATGATAATAATTAAATACGTAACTTTAAAAAAACATGAGCGATTTTAGGTACACCTAAAATTAATCATGAATGAAAAAAGTAAAACAAAGTAAAAAAAGATGGGCTTGGACTGAGGCGCAAATAAGAAGATATTGGTCAAGAGGTAGTTGGTATACACCACCAAGTTGGTTTAGAGAAAATTATCATAGAGCTAACAGGGCATATGAAAGAGCTAAAATAAACAAAATTTTAAATGGTCATATCGATGAGGATTCTTACATAGGAACCAAATATCACCCTAGTAGTGCTAAATGGGACTGGACATGAGCATCCATCGAAACCGAGCCAAATTTAATAAGGCTTTAACCAGTATGGAATATACTAGGTTAATGAAAATGGAAAATGTTTATTGCATAATCTGTGTAAAAAGAGCTGGTAATTATAACGCATCATGTCACCCATCAGTATTCAACCCTAGAGGTTGGAGGTGGCGTAGAAAAAGAAATTGGAAAAATAAAAGAAAAACACAATGGAAAAATTAATAGATAACACTTCATAGGATTCAATTGCGACAAGTAATTGAAGAATATGAATGCCAAATTAAGAATATGGAGAGTAGTGCCTACCAGTAAGACTGGTGCCAAAGCTCCCTACTTCTTTGTAGAAACAGAGAAGTTCGAATTGGAAGACGCAGTGATAGAAGCTAATAATTTAGCTAAACAAAACTGCACTTTATCTAGGTTTGATAACTGGAATTTTTCCGTTACCAAACAAAGGGTGAGAAAGGATGTTTTAGGAAGATACTGGAAGTATCACCAATAAAATGTCAGACTGGGTGGGGCAAACCAGCTAAAAAACCCCCGATATTAAACAGGTAATATTCCTGAGTAAGTGTGGCGGTGAAACATCTACCATAAGTGTATATACAAATACTCCACTCTCAGGGTCTGTTTTTTTTATAAAACGGAGTGTAAAACCCATTCATCGCAAAGCGTGAATGGGATGTAAGCGACAAAAAGATTTGACTTTTAAAAATAAAGTCGTATATTTTTATTAACTCTGGTTGTGGTATGCAATCGGAGTATAAACAAAAACAAGTGGAGGTGTTGACATTGGTCGAGTCAATGAAACCCAACCCATCGGCTCTGCCGTGGGTGGGTAGTTCACATAGTCCAGATAAAGTTCATACCCACACTTAAATTGGGATAGTTATAGGAATACACCATAGGCTCATATCCAGTGGCAAGGCGGTTCGACTCCGCTTATCCCAACAAACACTTTTCAAAATTATTTTATATTTATATAAAAACATATTATGGAAAAGTTTATGAAATATTGGCAATTGATTGTAGGTGTACTTGGCGGTACATTAATAGCTGTGTTTGGATGGTTTTATACCCAAGGTCAACAAAGCAAAGAGTACGAAGGTAGAACATTTGATACCCCAGAACAAAAAGTTTATACAGTTAAAAAAGTAGAAAATTTACCAAGTCCAAAAGAAGAATGGCAAAAATATTATTTAGATAGTATAAATAATGTTAGTGCAATTAAATCTAGAAAGGTGAGGGATTCTTTAATGATAGTAGAAAGAAAAGCTAGAGAATATACAGATTCAATTAATTTATTAAATGCCGACCAGTTGTATCAAACAAAAGAAGAAGTAAAACAAATAAAAAGCGTTTTACAACGATTAGAAAATAGAAGTAATTAATTGCGCTTCCCAACGACAGTTTACGGTATTTATTGATTATAGGTGATTTAGATTTATACTATTGCGATGAAGGAAAATAAACGGACTTGTAGTTTAATTGGAAAAATCTGGCTTTCCTAAAGCTAAGACCTCAGTTCGACTCTGGGCGAGTTCACAACTCTAGATTCAGGTTCGAAGCCTGATGGAGTCACTAATATTAACAAAGTTTTTATGAAGAAAAAAATTTTCTATAGGGTGGGTAATATTACCACTAATCAGGGGTTATGGTATAATATAGATGGTGAGTTCACAGGTCTTATTCATAAAGAATTTAATTTTTGTAGAAATAATCTATTACCGATGCCATTTGATGAAAACATTATTGGTTATTTATCGTGTACTGATACATTAGAAAATTTATTTGAATGGTTTCCAAAAGAGGATATCGTTAGATTAGAAGAACATGGGTATTATCTTAGGGTTTATGAGTCAAAAGATTATAAATTTTACAATAACCATTGGATATTTAATTAATATAATGCAAAACTAATAAAAACGATTCCAATGGAATTACTTAAAACAAATTAATGAAATATGTACGAATATAAAGCAAAAATAACATCAGTTTATGATGGTGATACAGTTACAGCTGAAATAGACTTAGGGTTTAATGTAAAGATAACTGAAAAAATTAGATTACTTAGAATCAACACACCAGAAATACGTGGCGCAGAGCGTGAACTTGGTTTAATAACTAGAGATAGGCTTAGAGAATTAATTCTAGATAAGGATGTGGCGATTCACACAATTAAAGATAAACAAGGTAAATATGGTAGGTATTTGGGTGAGATATTTTTAAGTACTGATGTGGAAACTATAAACATTAATGATTTGCTAGTAACTGAAGGGTTAGCTGAATATAAAGAATATTAAAACGTATGGTTGACCACAATACCTTAATTGTGGTAAATGGCGGCATAGCCGAGGGGGTCTTTATAAAATAAATGCGGGTGTAGCCCCGTTGGTTTTCTAAACCGATAAGGGTAGCGGAGCTGAAAACGTGGGTTCGAATCCCACTGTCGTTACATATTTATTATTAAACAATTTACTTCCAAAAATGGCGATGTATTCCCCTAGTCTTCGAAACTAGAGAAGGATTTTAAAAATGGCGGTGTAACCGAGGTGGTCTTCGAAACCATTAAACGTAATTGGAGTTGTAAATAAGAGTTCGAATCTCTTGGCCGTCACAATAGTTATATCGAGTGCCTTAAACCGAATGTTAATCACAACTATTTATGGCTCTATAGCATAGCGGATAATGCCACTGGTTACGAACCAGTAGAGCGGGGGTTCGAATCCCTCTAGGGTCACTACAATAAACCAGCAATGGGGTTCGAATCCCTCTAGAATCACTATGGCACATTTATTGGTATATTATTACTACTATGAGAACACTTAGAGCACTTTTAGTAATATTATTACTACTATGAAAACACTTAGAGCACTTTTAGTAATATTAACAATTAGTATGATGACTTCATGTGCATCATTTCAATTGGCTACCGAACCAGTTAATGTAACCTATGGTTTTGGTTATTATGATTATAACGCAATTCATAGTTTATATATAACAAACCCATATTATTTTTACGATAATTATTATTTCGACCAATATGGTGTTAGAAGGTATTATTACAATCACCCATATTTTGTGAGGTATTGTAATACAAGGAATTTTACCCCCAACCATCATTATTATATTAATAACTCACATAAAAAAGCTTATGTGAATAGTAGAAGAACAACCATTAATAGAGATATTCCCGTTAGAAGAGTAAATAATAACAACTCAGCTATTAGACAACAAAACTCAACAGTTAGAAGAAATACACCTATTAATAATAATTACACAACACGAAATACTAATATTAACACAACACGAAATACTAATATTAACACAACACGAAATACTAATATTAGTACACCTACGAGAAACGCTGTTAATCGTAGTACAGCACCTAGGGCTAATATTCGTACAGCACCTACGGCTAGTAATCGTCCAACATCAGTCAGACGAAAAAATTAGTAAAAAAAATGAAGAACTACTTGGTAGTTCTTTTTTTTTGTCGTATATTTGCGGATAAGTCTATATTTATTAATATCATGGATACAGCAATATTTAAAAAAATTAACGGAGTTATGGCGATATTATGTTCTAAATGTGGTAGGGTTGTTAAAACCGAGCCAGATTTTAACATAATAGAGAAGTATGCGTTAGAGGGAGAGATTACTTTATCTCCTGAATATTGCCCTAAGCATCAATATATTGATATGGTTGGGAACGACAAGAAAATGGAGAAACTTAGACTAGGAATTAAAGAAAAACTTAGAGAAGCTATTATGAAGAAAAATATATTAAATGTACCAATAACTAGACCAAACCAAGAATTGATTATTATGAGAGGAATTCCAGGTTCTGGTGCTTCTGATAAAGAAGAGTAATTTATTTTGAGGGAATTACGTGATTTTGGAATTATTAACATATTTATGATAAAAGAATATGGAAAAATATATTAGAAATTGCCCAAAATGTAACTCAGAAATCCATTATAGTACAAAATATGTAAGAATTAACGCTGAAAAAAATAATAATGTTTGTAGAAGTTGTGCTTCATCTGGCGAAAATAATGCGATGTATGGTATGAAAGGTGATAAAAATCCTTTCTTTGGCCAAAAGCATAGTGAAGAAACAAAAAAGCGTCAATCTAAAATTAAAATTGGTAAGACTCATTCTGATAAAACTAAAGAAAAGTTATCTAAATTATCAAAAGGTGTTAATAATGGTATGTATGGTAAATCATTTTATAATGTATGGGTTGATAAATTTGGTAAAAGTAAAGCTGATGATAAACTTAGTAAATATAAAAATAAGCAAAGTTTATTAAATAGTGGTGAAAATAATAATATGTATGGTAAACCGTCACCTAAAGGTTCTGGTAATGGTTGGTCTGGTTGGTATAAAGGTTGGTTTTTTAGGTCGTTAAATGAATTAACTTTTATGGTTAATGTGATTGAAAGGTTTGGTTTTAGTTGGGAAAGTGGTGAGGAAAATAAATGGGTAGTTAAATATGTTGATTATAATGGTGTTGAAAAAACTTATTTTTCAGATTTTGTTCTTAACAATAAATATATGGTTGAAAGTAAACCTAAAAAATTGTGGAATTCTGATAGTGTAATTAGAAAAAAAAATGGAGCAATCGAGTTTTGTAAAAAAAACAACTTAAAATATAAAATGGTTGATATTGGGAGATTAAAATTTAATCAAATTGAAAAATTATATAATAATGGTGATTTGAAATTTTTAGAAAGATATGAATTAAAATATAAGGAATGGATAAAAAAATAAAAATAAAAATGAAACTTTTAGAAAGTCTAAAAGGGTATAATTGTTTAGGTGTAAAAATTTCTCGCCCCTCTCAGGTATTGATTATCATGAGAGGGGTACCGTGACAGGTTCTGGTAAATCAACGAAAGCAAAAACATTGGTTGGTGAAGGTGTTGTTCATTCAACAGATGATTTAATTGACGCAACTGGTGACTATAATGGTTACTTTAAAAAAATGGTAGATTCAGGTGATTGGTCTGAACATGGTAGGATGCATAATAAGAATTTCTTAAATGCTAAAAAATCTATGGAATCTGGTATTACACCAGTTATCGACAACACTAATCTAAGATTAAGGGAAGTTGAAAATTATATTATTGAAGCTCTTGAATTAGGTTTTGATGAAAACAATATTAAAATTGTAGATGTAGGTTTGGGTGGCCAAACTGCCGAAGTATTGGCAGAACGTAATTCACATAACGTACCGTTAAAAACAATTCAAAAAATGATACAAACTTATAATTCAGTAGGTGAGATAACTGTATCTAGGGTTGTTGAAAACTATTTAAATAAACAAAAGAAAAGGGCTAATAATTAGCCCTTTTTTCGTTTCTATTAACATAACTACACAATGGTTGAAAATTTGTATAATGATTTAATTTAATTATATCTTCTTTACATGTTGCTGAGGCAAGTGGTATGATATGGTCTAAATCCCAACCAAAATTATATTGATAATTATATAAACCATGATTATCCCAATTCATCCACGGTTCCCATTGAGATTCGATATGTTTTTTAAATTCTTTATAAGTACACCCCAATATTTCATGACTCCTAGATTTTTTATCATAACCACCCCTTTTAATCGATTGTCTAATTATACCACCTACAGTGTGTTTTAATTTATAAATGATGTCAGTCTTTCTCTTATATTTAATTTGTTCATAAATAGTATCTTTATTTTTATAATAATACTTTTTACGCATCTTTTTATACTTTTCACGATTATCTTTATAAAACTTCTTGGAATATTTTAAACGTTCTTCTTTATTATCTTCATAATAATTAGAAATATAAGTGGTGCGCTTTTCCTTATTTTCTTTAACCCAATTCTGAACCCTAATTTTATTAACTTTTTTAACTTCAGGATTAGCCCTATATTTTTTACCAGCAATAGATATACACCCCTTACATTGTGATTTTAAACCACTTTTAATTCTAGAACATTTACTAAATTCTTTTACAGGTTTATAGACACCACATTTACTACAAATCTTAGTTTCCATGATTAATGGTATTAAAATGTTGGTCTAATAACCAATTGATTAATTTAGACTTATTGATTCCGTCATCAACTAATTGTTGGTAGTTGTCTGATGATATGGTAATGGATAACTTACCTTTCTTGTTTTCTTCTTTATATGCTTTTCTTCCCATAATACTTATTTGTTTATATTAATAAATATCTAGAAATAAAGTAAAAGTCGCCTAAATACGAATTTTATTTAGATTTATTTTTGAAGTGTTCGGTAAGTAGTGAATCAATTAATTTAGATTTATTGTAATTACCTTCATCTAATTTATTAAGAAGGTTTTTATCTAAAGCTACCGATATTTTAGTTTTCTCATGTTTCATATTGGTAAATATAAGTAAAATGGTTAATAAAGTCAATAATTAATTTGTTTATTAGGTATAAATTCAGTATTTTTGTATTAAATTAATAAAAATAAAGGATAATATAAATATATTTATATTTTATGAAACTGAGAAAAATATACGATGATATGATTAATGAAGATAATACAAATATCAAAGCTTCTGAGCCTAAAAAATACGTAGAAGCTGCATTAAAATTAGGTTTTGATGAGAATAATATAAAAATTATTGATGTTGGTGATGGTGGAGTTTCTGCTGAAGATTTGGCTAAAAGAAATACACATAACGTACCATTGAAAACAATTCAAAGAATGATGGCATCACATAAAGGTGTTGGCCTATTAACTGTAGATAAGATATTACAATCAGAAGGCGGTTTAAAAAACAATAAACCTGAAAAGATTTTATATGCGGCAGTAGTTTTAGATAATGAATCTAAAAATAAATTATTAAATTCTTTAGAAATCCCAGAAGGGTGGAAAGCTTTTGCGCATCATATGACAATAGTTTTTGGTAAAGGATTGGATGATAAAAATGAAGTTGGTAGAACGGTTTATTTAAAAGCAACTGAAGTTGGTTATAGTAATTTAGCTATGGCTGTTAAGGTTATTGGCTATCCATCAACCAATGACATACCACACATAACAGTAGCGGTAAATGTTGCGGAAGGTGGTAAACCGTTTCTTTCAAATAAGATAACTGATTGGAAAACTCTTGATAGTCCAATTCATTTAAGTGGGGTAGTTGAAGAATTAAAGTCATAACTTGTTTATTTGTAATTTATTTAGTATATTTGTAACTAACATTTAGTGAACTACCCACCCACGCCAGAGGCGATGGGTTGGGCTTCTGATTTCACAGACTTGTGCTTCTTTATAGAAGTCTTATTTGAGTCTCCATCAGTGTTATCGAGCATCCCACCCGATATTATTTTTAAACCTTCTTTGAGAATATTTCTACTTGCATTTACATCTCTGTCGTGTATTACACCGCACGAGTTACAAGTCCATTCTCTATCAGAAAGTTTTAAATTTTGATTTATCCAACCACAGTCTCCACAAGTCTTCGAGCTAGGATAGAAACGATTAACTTTTACAAGTTCTTTTCCATACCAATCACACTTATATTGAAGTAATGTAACAAAATTACCCCAACTTGCATCGGCAATATGTTTTGATAATTTGTGGTTTTTAATCATACCTTTTACATTTAAGTCCTCAACTGATATTAAATCATATTGATTAACCAGTTTATGTGAAACCTTATGTAAAGTGTCTAATCTACAACTTGCAATTTTCTCGTGAATTTTAGCAACTTTGAGTTTTTGTTTTTCAAACCCATTACTACCTTTTTGTTTACGAGAAAGATGTTGTTGTGCTTTTTTTAATTGTTTTGCATATTTTTTTGTATATCTATTATTTTTGAATTTAGCATTATCAGAAGTAATTACAAAATCCTTTAAACCTAAATCTATTCCAACTTGTTTATTTGTTTTAGGTAATTCTTTATTCTGTTGTTCTGTAAATATTGAAACATAATATTTACCTGTTGGTGTTTTGGTAATTATCATTTTACCAATCTTACCTTTGACTTCTCTGTGAAGTTTAACTTTAATACCTTCTTTAAATTTTGGTATATTAATTTTATCTCCTTCTATACTACCAAATTGAGGTATGGTAAAAGTATTTTTATGTTTACGAGATTTAAACTTTGGGAATTGTGCATTACCTCTAAAAAAGTTTAAAAAAGCTGTATCTAAAGAGCGTAGAGCGAATTGTAAAGTTTGACTATTAACTTCTTTCAACCACATAGTCTTTTCTTCTTTTTTAAGTTTTGTCAAAGTGGCAGCTTGTTTGTAATAATTGTCAGACTTTTTATCCGCTTGGTATTGTTCTTTGCGTTCATTTAGAAAATGGTTATACACCCAACGAGAGTGACCAAAGTGTTGATTTAATAGCACTTCTTGCTCATTTGTTGGAAAAAGACGAAACTTATATGTCTTATTAATCATTTTCATACCTATTATACATCAAAATTTATGCCAAAATATAGTTTTATGTAAATTTGTCATACTTAGCCGTTCAATATATTTTAAGCCAAGGTTAATCATACCTTTGTCGCTTACATCCCATCCACGCTTTGCGATGAATGGGTTTTACGCTCCTTTTTATAAAGTTATTTGAAAAAAAATAAAGTAATTGGATTTATTCAAGAAATTCAAAATATTTATAAATAAATTATAAAAATATGAATTTAGAAAGATTATTAAACAGATTATTTAAATACGATTTATCCGCAGCGTTAGCTTGTATTTTATTACCTTTTGTATTATGGATAGGTGATGGCCCTAGAAGTAGTATTAGTGATTACGCATATGGTGACATTAGCTTCATATATGTTTTTTTATTAACAGTAGCTGCAACACTTATAACAACAATTGGAGTTAGAAAGGACCAAACGTTCACTTGGATATTAGGGTTGAATTTAATGTTAATTCCATTAACACCACATTTAACCTACCCAACCTTACATACGATAACTTCTGTTATATTTTTTGGTGGTATGTCATATCATATTATTAGATATAGTGATGAATTTAAGAGTTTTAGGTGGTTTTTAGTTGGCGCAATGGTATTAGGATTTGTTTTACATTATTTAATTAATATAATTTCCTTATTTGCGGCAGAATCAATAGCTATGGTTATTTTTGGGGTTAACTTTTTGGTAGATTTAATCGAAAATAAAAATGAATTATAACTAAAAAACTATAGTTTTATAAATAAAAAGTGATAATAATTTGGTTATCACTTTTTTTTTTGTAC